CCTCGGGCGAGAACAGCAAGGCAGCATCCTCGGGCGAGAACAGCACGGCAGCATCCTCGGGCAATTACAGCACGGCAGCATCCTCGGGATATAACAGCAAGGCAGCATCCTCGGGCGAGAACAGCACGGCAGCATCCTCGGGCAATTACAGCAAGGCAGCATCCTCGGGCGAGAACAGCGGAACCGCTGCGGTAGGATACCGCGCAGCGGTAAAGGGCGATCTTGGCAATCTATTGATGTCTTCAGAATATGTCATAAAAGACAACAAATATATCCCCGTAGGAGGAAAAGCCGATCTCGTTGACGGTAAAAAAATTAAGCCTGATTGTTGGTATATTGTTAATAACGGTAAGTGGGTAGAAGTAGATTTTACAGATGATGTTTTCACTTACGTTATTTCAACCAGAAATGGTGTCAAAAAAGTAAAAACCGAATCAGGAAAAATATTGTTCGTTGTCAAAGACGATAAAGGCAATTCCGCACATGGCGATACTATCGCTAAGGCTCGTGAAGACTTAATTTATAAAGTTGTCGCAAAATTCGATGGGGAATTACCTAAAAAAACAACAGGTACAGAATGGATCGGCATTTATCGTGCCGTTACGGGTGCGTGTGGCGCTGGTGTAAGAAACTTTGTAGAAACGACTGGAAAAAGTCTTGATGATACTTATACAGCAAATGAAATTGCCAAATTGATTAAGGGTCAATATGGGTCTGAAAAGTTTTCTTCGGCAGTGAGGGGAAATTAGATATGCAATGCCGCATCATATTGAAAAAGATGGAGCGAGGCTATGTTCCGCTTAATGATCTAGCAATGCGGTTTGCGCGGTTTGGTAACGATGATGCGTTTCATAGGCACAATGGTCTGATAAGTGAGTATCAGAAATTTGAATTGCTTGATATGGGATTTGATGTTGAGGTGAGAGAGTAACCGAGAAAGAATTCAGTAGTCGAGATTAACAATAAATTAGGAGAATTTTATGGACACAATTTTAGTAGGCGATTACTTCACGGTTTCCAAGAATAGACGCACGGGTGACAGGTCGTATCTGACCAATATATGGGAATGCGTAAAAATTAACGGAACGCAGATTTGGGCTTTGGCAAAAGCTGGTGATTTTTGGACAGAACAGTCAAGGAAAAATGAACCTCGCTGCTTTGTGAAGGATGAGCATGAGTTTGTGCGGTGCGGGAAAGATGGTGCGAAAATTGAAGGACGTAAAATGCATATCCTTCATTACGAAGGCACCATTCCTGCTGAGGTATATGACCGCCTCAAAGCTCAATGCGTGGAGAATTTCGGTGCTGGCAAATTCCTACTTCTTGAAGGAGGCATTCAATACAAGGGAATGACCGAAGAAATCGCAGCATAACACGTCAGAATAACGGTTTGGGTGATCTATGAAAGTAAGGAAATACAAGCCTACGGGAGATAGAATCCTTGGTGACATATTTGCCAAGACCGAAAAGGCTATAAAATTTTACTATCATGGATGGGCGTTATGGATTCCCAGAAGCGCCTTAACCAAAATAGTTGACGGACCATATACTGCACCCGGCTGGGCTATTGATTCTGCGAAAGCACATGATAGCGCAGAAACAGACGTAGCCACGCCGGAAGAAACATTGAGAGAATTGAGCAAAACGAATTAACGGACGGGATAACGAGGATAATAAAATGACTACAGACGCTTACCAAGACGCGGTTCACAAATTGATGGACTATATGAATGACACAGTGGTGTTCGCTAAGGCTCAATTGCCAGATGTGGCACAACAGATGCTTATTTACGGTGCGGAGATGTCTCATATGTGGATGATCGGATGGATAATTGCAGCGGCGATAGCCTTCCTGATGTTTCTCGGAATGGCAATTATTGCTGGCGACGAAGGCGGTGGCCCATCATGCTTTTTCTTTATCGCTTGGGTTGGATGCTCGATCGCGGCGGGATGTTCTTATAGCACCGTGATCGAAATACGCGATGCTCCCAAGCTCTACATCATGGATGAGCTGGCTAGCAAATTGAAAAGCACAACCAAGTAAATGTTCAAGCACCAAGGTTAATATGACAAAAGAAATTTATATTAAGTGGAACGATCAGAAATACACCGTGTTGGTGGATGACGATTCTTACACCCTGCTAAACAGGCATACTTGGTATATTATGTACTCAGGATTGCAGAAAAAGCCGTATGCTTTTGCTGAACTATATAGCAAGCAAAAGGGCCAAAAGCGAGTGAAGCGCATGTTTTATCTGCATCAGATGGTAGCGGGTAGCTTTACCCAGATTGACCATAAGAATGGCAATACTCTTGACAATCAATTCGATAATTTGCGTCCTGCTACGACTCAGCAAAACGGATGGTACAGCCGACGCTTTGCCAACCGTACGCACAATGCCTTTGAGCATGGCGATGAGGATATGCTTGAAGCATGGCAAGAGCGCGGGAAATTGGCGATGTCCGATAAGGCATCAATCGTAACCATCTGTGACGACCTAAAGTATGACAACACTATGCTGCGCGGAAAAATAGTTGAGCTTCGCGATGAACAAATACCGGCACTGAAAGCTGGAATTGAGAAGTTTATCAGCAATGCAGATCAATATATTCAAGCCAGCGAACAGCATATCGCACTATTGCCGCTGTTTGAGGCCTTGGCCGAACTATCGAGCGGGAATCGGGTGAAGCTCCAAGTAACGATGCAAAAGCCCCAAGTAGCTATAGTGGATGGCAACCGCTAGATAAAGCGCCGGAGAATACGCCATTAATCCTTTTGTATAAATCGGCAAATGGCTACACGGCGGAAGATGCGGTTTTCAATAGTCTATACCCAAAATATCAATGCGCCGCCGTCGGCTGGAAATTGCTGGATATTCCGACCACTCAAATAGAAGGCGAGTCATGACAACATCAGAATTTATACACTATTTTCCAGCCGTGGTTGTTGTTTTGAGCGCGGTGATTTTTGTCTTTGCCTTCATTAACGCCGTCTATAAGGACAATCCATGGAAATAATGAGCAACAAATCAAACGTCGATCAACCGGGAGTCGATAAGTGAGATGGTGGCATTCTTTACAAATAGATTTTTGGTGGGAACTGTTTCAGTTACGCAAGGCCCAATATGGAGATACCACTTTCGGTCATGATGTACGAAAACAAGAAAGAAAAGAACGAGTATGGCGCAAGAAAATAATGGCAATAAGCAGAGGCCCGATGCATGCCGGAATGGCGTGGGAACCGGACTGACGAATGATTTACCTAAACGCCTGCGCACGGTTTCAGACATGATTCACATGGGCGAGAAAATCCGGTGGGGAGAGGAAACCACGCTTATGGATGAAGCTGCCGACGAAATTGAACGCCTTCGCAGGGCCTTGCAGTGGGAAGCCATGACGCCGGGAATGAAATTAGCGGCATGGGCTGAGCATTTATACAAGAAGATCAAAAAGCACCCTAGCGAGTATAGGGATACTGATTGACCTCACGGGTCATCAGGGAAATTAAGACGGCAGAACTCTTTATGAACTTTTCTTGCTACGCTGTCATATGCTTTCGCCGCTTCTATAGCAGTAGTGTAAACCCCAATCATAAACGGGGCTTTGTTCACCTCTATACGAGCTGCGTATCCTCCGTTTAATGGAGTCACACCCTTATAGCCCGTTAGATTATCTCGTCTAACACCTACATTTCTGGCATTCTCCTCTCTAGTGGCTGGCCGAAGATTGCACCGTCTATTGTCTAAGCTATCACCATTGATATGGTCAACTTCTGGCTTTGATGGGTGCGCCATAAGTAATCGATGTATTGATACAAGCTTTTTCTTATGGAGAGCCACGGCATAGCATTTATATGTATCTTTGTATCGGCGTATAGACGGATACCAATAGTAAGGAGCGATTAAATCATAATCCTCCGCATCTATGATGGCCTGGTAGTCGTCATTGAGCCATATATACACTAGTTTTTCCATATCAGCCCTCCAGCGCACGTTTTAAGTGCTCGTCGTCGGAGTCGATATGACTATAGACCTTGGCAAGCATACTACCATCCACATGCCCCATCAGCGCGGCAACTGTGAGATGATCGTGGCCTTGAATGAGTTTCCTAGTCGCAAACCCGTGACGTGCATCATACATAGCCATGCGCTTGCCTGTGAGCTTAGAAAGCCTGTGCATACGATTACACAGCGCCCACTTCGTCCATGGCGTATGCCGATTATTCAAGAACAACTTCCCTTCTCGCTCTTGAGACATCAATCTCTGGATAATCTCCAAAGAAACCCCATGCAAATATATCACCCTTGATTTCTTTTTTCCTTTGGATTCCTCCTTAGGCAACACAATGCGCCCATTTTGCAAATCAACGTGACGTGGCTCAAGATGACGTATCTCTTGCGGCCTAGCGCCCGTATGCCATGCGAACAAGAATAGGTCGCGGAACGGATCGCCTATGTGAAGGCGTGAAAGGATGTTCTCGAAATCCTCTGGCCGCATATGATTGTCCCTACGCTTCGCTGTAGGCTTTTTCATCTTTTTGACGGGGTTTGCGTCAATGTATCCCATCTCTTCCGCCCAAGAGTAAACACGCTTCACAGCCACGATTGCGCCGCCCTTATAGGTATCACCCCACTTGGGATGTGAGTCCGTCCATTCAGCAATATGGAAAGGCTTTAAGTCCATTGCATCCATGTTTACCGAATCACCCAGATGCTTACGGAAGCCCGTTATATGTCCCTCATACCATTCGCAGCTTCGCGGTGCGCGATGGGTGCCGCACCATGTCAGATATTTTGTGAGTAATGAATCTAGCGTTATCATAGGTTCCTCCGTTATATGAATTGGCAAAATTGCCAGTTTCAATATAACTCAGGATGCCCCTATAAAATAATGCTTGCATTGTTCCGCTGATTAGCGTACACAGGTTATATGAACAAAAACGCAGTAAGAAAACGCCTTCGGAAGAGGATAAAGGAAGTGAAAACTCAGCAAGCGTTTGCTAAGATAAACGGCCTTACCAAGCAATATGTTTCTGATATGGTAAATGGACGTAGAGACTTTAGTGAGCGAGTCCTTGAGATTTTGGACTTACATATTGACTACGTTGAAAACGACTAACTACAAACACACCGAGTGAGGGATAACATGGATATTAAGAAAATTATTGTAGACCAGATCACCCAAGATGTTCTTGGCGCTTTTGTGAATCCAATGGTTAGAGATCAAGACATTGTAATTGCCGCCGCTAGGAAATGGGCTTCCGATACCTACGATTATATCGAGAGCATGAAATCTATTAAAGCAGCATAAACACTGAAAAGACGGATGATTGTATGAAGCCATTTCCTCACGATCTGAACCTTGGATACGGCCTCTGTAAATGCAAGCATTGTCATCAACCAAAGGCGAAGCGCATAAACCATAATACATCTATGCGAATGAAGGCGAAAACCGACATTGACAAAGAAGTGCGTGAAATGGACGCAAACACCGATAATAACCTTGGGTGATGATATGAAAAATAGAGAATTATTAGAGCGAGAAAATGATCGGATGCGTTCGGTTAATGAGCTTTTGATAGATGCATGGGAATCCTTGCTTCGCATTACTCCAGAGATAGCAGAAGTAGAAAAACAAGCGCCCGCAACTTTTGCAAAAGTTAGGCAGAATATAGAATGGGCAAAAAACAAAATGTCTGTAAAAAACTGATGTATTTATAGGGTGATTATGGAATTACTACTTACCAAAACATCTAACGATTGGGACTTGGACGGCAACATGGTTGCGCCCCATAAAGATGCGTATCAGAAGAAATATGATCGCATTGAAGGCCGCACATGCACCGAGGGTTATTTCGATAGACACTTCGGAGAGCGCGAGGGTTTGTGGCGCAGCAAGGGTGTTGACCACATAACTACGGAGAACGGCAAGCATATCCAACGTCGTCATATTGCTGATAGTGATGGCTGGTTTATAAAAATGGAAACCCTGCAAGACATGATTGATTTCGTTAAGGAGAACGGGAGCGTGGTTTTGCAGGAGAATGGCGATTTTATAGAGGTGGAAATCTATAATAGCTATCGTGAGTAACCAAGATAATATTCAACATAGGCAAGATATATGGAATGGCAACCGATAGAAACCGCCCCTAAGACCACGCGCATCCAAGATGCATTGCTATTATGCTGCATAGGTTTTAACAGGATTCAGACCGATCACTGGCCTATGATACAGAAGTCTAAATGGACAACAATGGATGGAACGTTTCACGAACCTACGCATTGGATGCCGCTTCCTGAACCACCAAAGTTACCCAAGAAAGTGTTGAGATGACGGATATTGATTTTATTGGCGTGATGAGGAGAGATGACACACGAGAGATGCTGTCATTGATGGAAACTTATTACAAAACATATTTCGGCATTCCGGGCTGGACAGACAATGAGAATTTGCTTCCACCAAAGAAGGAAATGGTTCTGGCAGCTCATGATATGATTAGACTGGCCAATTCTGTTGCTCGACCCGCACACGATCTGATGCGAGAAATATCCTCGCTAAAATGGGAAATTGAAAAACTAAAACGGACGAACAAATCGGATGCCAAGGATGTTTGAAGAAATGGATTTAAATCCCACTTACGACAATGTGTTTCAGGGTGAGTACAAAGAAGCTCGCCTAAAGAATCGTCGGGTGGTTTGCGCTGCTAATCGCACTGGCGGAGTTATTCTGGCCGGTGCTAGGCATTGGGATACAGTAATGCACAAGCAGGCCGAAGCCATGAATATGGAGCGTGATACACGCGGCAATGCAGAGCAGGGCTTCATTGACCAATTCGGAATCTTCTTGACCCGCGAGGAGGCATTCATCCTTGCCGAGGGAAAGGGGCAAATAAAAGGTGAGCCGAACATTAAGGGAACGCTTTTCAGCGAGGACTTATACTGATGTCTAATTTACCAATCAATAATTCAGTAAAAAGAGGTGACATTTTTGCATTGGGATTTCATAGGCGCAATCTATTCCAATGGCTATCAAACGCGCCAATTTTACCTAAATATTATAGAGCAACAGAAGATGCAATATTCCCTGGGCAGATTATAAGATTGGAAATAGTCAATGAATAAGCTGATGATAGAGCCAACAGCATACTTCATGAAAAACAACGTGAAGTATCTGCTACAGCTTGTTTCTGATGTGGATATGGCTCAAATTCGCCATGACCCTGATACCCGCATTCGCCGTGACCTTATGGGCTATCCTATGTATTACACACTTTCTGGCGATATTTACCCAGAGCCTATTGATGGTATTGAGGTGATTTATGGATAGATTGACGATAAAAGAAATAAATTCATTGAATGGCAGCATTATAACTGATCGTATGGCGCAGCGCGTGATTGTGACATTATTAGATACCATGCGCGAGAATGAGCGGTATAAGGTCGCATTAGAATCAATCCTAGTCTATGAGGCATATGGGTGTGGGTGCAATTCCGTGGCTAAAGAAGCCCTATCAAGATAAGGAATCGGATAATGGATAAAGAAATTGAAGTTGCTGCTAATGCGTATTTAGAAGCCATGAGAAAAACTAGCGCAGATAATCGAGTTATGGATTGGTTTGGCTTGGATGGTCTAGCAGTAAATGGGATTGGGCTGGCGGCGGCTCTAGGGGCTGTTGACGCACACCGAAACAAGCATTCGTCGCTATTAGCAGTCGATTTAAATAGTGGAATAGCCATTACAGAAAGTGGGGTTTATAAGGGTGAACCAACTCAGAAATGATTGTAAAGTTTAGGGCTGTCTATTGTAAAGTTTGCCGATCTAAGACCATGATCCTACTTAAAAATAAACGTAGCCACCCAGCAGGCAAGACCAAGCGCAATGAGATTGAACCTTCCAGATGAAACCCCTACACCGGCGACAACAAAAAGAACAAAAGCGAAAACATATAGCAATAAATCTAAGCTCATAAAAACTCCTGATAGGGTTTAACGAATTAAGTATCACAGCCTATTTGTAAAGAAACAATGCGATTACGCTTTAAACTTTTGCCCAATCCTGACTAATCTCGCAATGCAGCCGGTCAAGGCTACAAGCTTGAAACGGAAAGTCGGAATGATTTGTGCAGCCTACAAGTGCTCCACAAATAGCAATCCACAACACAAAACCAAACCACATAGGCATAAGAATATACCCGCTGCCTTATTCAGCGTCTATAATCCCGGTGCTGGTGTGTCACGTCCCGTACAGGCCGAAGGGTTGCAATTTCGGGCGGGCAAGGTCTTTAGGGGGAAGCGCATTTATTTCAAGCCGATTTACGGCAAGAATCCCACCACTTCGATTTAACCGCCGAAGGCATAGGCGACAGGGAACAGCACATGCGCGATCTGATGCGTATTGCCATCCGTTATGCTACGGAAGCATTGCAGCGGTTTGCAAGCCAGTTACGGCTGGATGCCTCGGCGACCGCCTCAACCTCCCTAATTGCCGCATTCATTCATGAGGTGGCGGGAGCTTGCGGCAATAACCGTGCTATCATCAATCTGGTGCTGTCGCCATTATTGAGGGATGGTCATATTATAGAATCAGATGTTACCCGCAGTGCCATAGCGCAACTAAGCGATTCTGCCCGTGGCATTCTATGCCGCGCTCCGGTTAATAGGCGTGAGGCTGCTAATAGAGCAGGCTATCGGATAACCAGCCGTTACGCCGGAGTGCTTACGGCACTTCGCACATACACTTGAAAAATTATAAGACTTGCAATTTCCCTAGCATAGCTCAGAATTAATCTAATTTCAAAACGCGCCTACTTATTTGGGTTAATTATGAGAGCTTTATCTGTAGTAGAAATAAATGAGGTTACAGAGCCTAAAAAGCAAAAACGCACCCAATCCGGTAAGTCCACTTCCGATGTTATCAAGTCTGCATATCAATCAGGGAATAGCGAAGTGTTTCGGTGCATCTTGGAGCTTTTTGCGAAGCCCGGGTTTCGCATAGCGGATGTTACCTACGGCAAGGGTGTTTTTTGGCGTTCAATTGACACTGACAAATACGATTTTTCCCCCTCTGATATTGATACCGGAGTTGACTGCCGAAAGCTACCGTATGGGAATGAATCTTTGGACATGCTGGTTTTTGACCCCCCTTACATGGAGGGACTATTTCGTAAAAAAGAAAGCCACCTTGCAGGTAGTGGTACTCATAAAGCATTCCGCGAATTTTATTCTAACGGAAAAGCATCGCACAACGAATTAAAATATCATGATGCTGTAGTGGATTTATATGCGCTCACCGGGCTTGAGGCGAAGCGCACACTAAAAGACAAAGGATTTTTTGTTGTGAAGTGCCAAGACGAGGTAAGCGCAAATAGACAAAAGCTCACTCATGTTGAGCTTATTTATCTATATGAAAAAATGGGTTTCTACTGCAAAGATATATTCGTTGTTATGCGTAGTAATGCTCCGGTGATAAGCAGACTGGTACAACAACAGCATAGCCGCAAAAATCATAGCTATTTTCTGATACTACAGAAATTTTCTAATAAATCTCCATACAAGAACATTCGTGAAGATTTGCTAGAACGCTACGGGCTAATCTGAGTAGCCCTTTTTCACCAGCCCTAATAAATCATCTGACCAATCGGGGCTAAGAGGCCAGCATATTTTCTCGATTGTTGCTAAAAGGTGCTTCTTATCTTCCTCTGAATAACCCTGTTTACACAGGCACGGGAATCATTCTGGCAATCATCTTGCACCGCTGGCTATATCGAAAAATGCTTGCACCAGCGATTTCGGGGGGAGCCGGAGGGAAGCAAGAAATGGCACGATAAAGATGTGTTCGATTATCACTACCCGCCATGATGCGAAGACCATTATGCTTCCGCTTCTGCTAACTGTGCTATTGGCGTTGCTTGCGGTAATTGCGGAATTGCTGGTGCGATTTCGATATTGTCCGTGTCAAAGATATGCCGATACTGGCCAAAGTGCCGCATCGCCTCTTTTGCATTTTCTTGATGTTGGGAGATTTCATCCTCTTGCAGCTTACAGCAAACGTAACCTTCGCCTTCTTTTCGGATTACTGCCAAATGTAGCGGGGCATTGATTCCGCCAGAATTAATCTCAATGGCTAAATTCAGCGCAAGCACTGCTGAAAAAATCCCTACCTGCAATGTAGGCACATCATTTTCCGGCCAAAATACCTTCCTGATAAAACTAAGGAATGGGTTGGTGATATGATAACCGCTGCCTAGCGATGCAAACGGCATATTCTGATTAATTACCATAGGCTGAAATAAGCCAGATGGCAGGGTAATGAGGTTGTGCTTACCCTTATGCACAAAGCCTACGAGAAATGCAGTAGGTACATTGACAGGGGCATTATTCTGGTGCGTTTGCAGGTAACCTCTCTCATTTGATTAAAACCGCCTGTTGATTAGTCCAATTCCACAGAGCATTTGCTTTTGCCTCTTCCATGTCGCATTGCTTAAGCGTTAATTTGTAGACTTTAGTGGTTTGTACTCCGCAGGTGGTATTGGGTACGGAGCGTATATTGTTGCTGGTTGCAGTTTGTATTGGCTGCACCCCGGTAACATTATACATAGCGTCAATAGCAGCGATGCCGGTATGATATGCTTCATTGGTTTTCTCCGTTATGATTGTCTGTTTTTGCTGAGTCTTAATAACGCTATTCTGAGCGGTGATGGTTACGTTATCTTGAGCTATTTGCTGGGCTTCCCGATCTGATTTCGCCTTATAGGTAGCGTATTCATAGCCCAAGATACAGCCCCCGCCGAATAAGCCGATAACAATAGCTACTGAGGTATAAGGACTCACTGGCCGTAATCTCCCTTGTTACCCATCAGCTTTGCCGCACCATGACCAGCGGCAAGGCCGCCTGCACCCAGACCAAAGGATTGGGGATCAAAGTCTTTCGCCAGGATGATGTATTGGTGATAGCCGAAGTAGACGAAGGCGAAGAAAGCAATTATTCCAAGAACCACGGACACATCAAGGTTTCCTTCCTTGTCCGTGAAAATGGAATAAAGCTTTTCCATTATAATTTCGCAACTTCTGCTTTAAACCACGTTTCGCCTTTGTCAATATCCGCTTCGGCTTCGTCTAACAATCTACGAATTAAACTTCTAGTATCGCGTTCCACATCATGTTCAGCATCCACAATCTGCGCAGACATAGAGGAATCCGAGGGTGTGTCTGAAGTGGGGGAAATTGTGACAGCGACAGATGCATCCGTTTGTTCGGATGCCTGAATAGGGTTTGCTACAACAGGTGGAGATTGCTCGGTAGCGACCTGAGAGTCTGTCGTAGCAGGCGTTTCATCAGTCATATAAATAATTCCTTTTTTACAAGTGAATAACAACTTATTATAGGCCAAATTGCGTCATCGTTCAATGCTTTTTCCAAGTCTTCCATCCGATATACGCCCGTATCATCATAATAGGCGATCATATCATTGAGCCAATCCGGCAAGTGTTTATGCAGGTATATTATCGCCATTGAGCATTAACGCAGCCAATTCCTCGGCTCTTTCTGGCGTTTGTTTCGCCCACAGACTATTTAGCATTCCTTTAGCCGCATTGGCGTAATCACCTCCATGGATATAAGCCAGAGTATTTTTAAATCCCAGAAGACCATTTAGGCCAAGCTGGAAAGACATTTCCACCAAAACTCCTTGTCGTAATTCCGATATGTTCTTCACCCATGGCAATGTGCCGAATACGCCATCTTCGGCTTTTTGAATATCTGCCGAAAGTAAATTTTCAGCCTCTTCTAATGTTATACCAGCAGAATAATTTGACGCTTCTGATTCGGGAATATCGTGACCATAACCGACGACATAAGCACCTTTCGCATCGGGCTTTGGAACTGCGACAAAGCCTTCGTGACGTTTAATTCTGTCCTCAAGTGATTCACTCATATGCTAACCTCGCTCAATGCTCTAGGAGACAATTGAATCAAAATCATCGTGGCTTCTTCGGTCTTTGCCTTAGCTATCTCGTATTCCAAAAGAGAATGAATACTTGCACCAGAAACAGCGCCATACGAGAAGCAAATGATAGATACAGCTACTAAAAACGCCTTCATTTTGAAATCCAGTCTATAAAAGCTTTGCGCATTTCGTTTGGCAGATGCCAACCATAAACGACGCCGATTACGCCCATCCCAAGGAGCCATGTCACCGACTTTAATACTGTGTTTCTCACGAGCAGTTTCCATGATTTGCTCTCCTCTTCTAATGTATTGACTGTTTTGTTCAAGGCATCTTGCCCTGCTTTAAGTCGCTCTATTTCAACGGCTGTTTCACGATCCATACTATATCACTTTTCAACATAAGGAGGCTATCAGGTTAGTGTATTTTCCTTGGCTTCTTTTGCAAGCCTTTGATTAATTGCGGATTTTACGGCATTCAGATGCCCCGAAACTCCTTCAAGTTGCATCTGCATATCAAAACCGAGCGCTTTAAGTTCTGTCATGGACATTTCATCCAAATTTATGATTGCCATGTTATGCTCCGATATAAGCAGTGAGGACGACTTCTTTAGCCTGCAATGACGTAATCTGCGCCTGCAGAGATGTGATTAGCTCAGTAATATAAGTAAGTTTTTTAGGTGCGTAATCCCTAAGATACGTTTCCATCGCAGTGTCATCTATGACCGAAATAAGTGTACGAAGATCATCCCACTGGGTTAGATTTCCCTGGACATTCATGATAGGGGATTTCCCCTTAAGTAGTGGATTGAAAGCACCGTCATTAGTTGCCATGCCTAAGATTGATTTTTGTAGAGATGATAAAGACATATTTTATTCCTTTTTCTTAACTTGCTGATGTACAAAGACCACCGGAAAATGTAAAAGTTGTGTATGAGCCTGAGCCACTAAAACCTCCGGTGCCTCCTATTTGAAACGTACTCGTAGCATTTATAATGCTTCCCTGGATCGTAGTGCTTGTGGATATTTGTCCGCCTGTACTAATATTCCCGCTCATGTTTATGGTTGTCGCATTCAAATTACCTGATGCATCGATATTAAAAGAACCAGGGCCAGTGAGCGTAGAAGTAAACACTAATGAGCTAGTGGCGGTTATAGTTGCAGCCGATAAAGCAGTTAGACTAGGTGAACCCGTAAAACTTAGAGAACCCGAACCATTGCTAAGCATCACACCAGCAGTATCGGTAGTAGGCCATGACCATAAGACGCCAGCAGCCCCTATATGATCTGTCCAAACTTCGGCCATATCTGCGCCGCTGCCCCCAATTTTAGAATTCCCATTGGAGGTCGGAATTATATTACTTTCTAGATTAATAGTATTAACTGCTAACTCTGCCCAAAACCTAGTATTGGTTTTGCTGCCTAAAGTATATGCATCCGTTGAAATAGGTAAGATATTAACGCTCTGTAATCCTGTTCCATCATATTCAAGTACAGCAGGATTTCCGGTTATGACTCCAGTAAAGGGATCAGAATATAAAATCGCGGAGGTTTGAATATACGTCCCAGATTGATTATTATTAAATCCTCCAGAACCATTGGAGAATTGTACGTCACCAGTACCAATCGAAGGGCTCAAACTACCTGTTGCTTGTGTAAATGCTGTATGTGTCATGTTATTAACCGATCACTAAAAATTGCCATTTATATTGAACCGTCGCCGTGAGACCCGTAGTGCCGGACGTTATTACCCAGTGCGCAGTGGTGGTATTCGTTGGGTCAACATACGTCATGGTTGCTCCCGATAGCAGAGCAGCTGCTGAATTAGCAGGAACCATAATTACAGTTTTAGGTGCAGCGGCGTAGGCTGTTGAGAAGGATATGGTAGCCACAATTGCCGACGTCGCAGCCGTTATACCAGCCGTCACACTTACAACACCGTTAACATCCGTACCTGTTACGGATACCGTAGGTGAAGTACCCGCGCCAGTTCCAGCAGCTATAGTTGGGGTAGTGTGGCCGGTTACTGGCCTGGCCTTATTGTCAAACCTGAATAACGAATCGGCAGACCCATTCTCCATATCTATGAAATAAAGAGAATTATTTGTAACATCTGTAATGGTTAGAGCCTTATCTCCTGCCGTAATTGTGGAAATATTGAATATGTTAGTAGTGTCTTCATATGAAATTCTATTCGCACCGCTAATAGTTGTCCCATCGCCAATGAGAACGCCTGACGCTGTGGTAGAAAGTGTGAGCACTGGAGTAGGGGCACTCGTAAAACTACCAGCGAATCCGTTTGCAGAAGCAACAGTTAAAGACGTCACCGCCGCAGAAACAGCCAAAATCTCACCGCGATAGTTATTGAAGTATCCAGATGTCGCGCTGTCAGCGATTAATAACGGCTTGCTAACATGGTTGGAAGCTGTCGGAGCGGTTGCTGTCAGAGCACCGGCAGTAGAATCGTCAAGGAAATATGCAGTACCCGCAGTGAGACCGCTTAGTCCTGTAATTCGACCTGCCGTAGTGATGACAAATACATTCGCGTTGGTGACGGATGATACTATGCCGATGACATCAGAAGTGTTAGTAGAATCAGCTTTGGCTAATGCATATGCTGAACCAGTATAATATACGGCTTGCTGGACTGAGAATCCATGTGCGGTTTGAGTAATAGAATCAGTAAGGGCTGATCCCGATCCGCCACCTCCGCCCGCTTGCCAAGTAGGCAATGCTCCGGCTCCGTTAGAGGTAAGAACCTGACCAGACGTACCTACGCCCGATACATTCTGGAGTGCCCCAGTCGAAGTCGTTCCACCAGTTATGACGGCATATGCGGTAAATGATGCATCTCCAGTGCCGCCACCCGCGACTGGAAGGCCAGTAGCATTAGTGAGCACTAAAGCGGTTGGCGTACCAAGAGCGGGAGTGATAAGGGTGGGTGATGTAGCGCGAACAACATTTCCCGTTCCCGTAGTCGCAACACTGATTAGGTTTTTAGACGCGTCCGTGAAAACGGCCTGAGATGCGGATAGAGCGGAGTTTGCGATATTGCCCGTGACTGTGAGAGACCCCAGTGTACCTACCGTCGTAAGAGATGATGTGACAATGCTTGAAGGCAACGTTGTGCCAGTTAAATCAGCTGCAGGAAGTGTGCCGCTTGTGACTAAGCCAAGAGTGCTTAATGCCCCTGATATATCACCAGTCTGCTGAACCACCGGGGTAGCATTGAAGAACCCAACCTTTTGATTCGTGGCAGTGCCAATTTTCATGCCCGTTGTAGTATCGGTAGCTAAGTTTGCGGCAGATAATGTTTGCGTTGCCGTCCATGTGTTTGCATGACCAAGAGCAAGAGAAGCTACAACCGCTCCCGTCGTGGGTGAAATAGTAAGAGTACCGTCTGAATTGGTAACGGAAGTAACCCCACCTGAGGCCGCTTGCCAAGTCGGCAGCGCTGCTGCACCGTTGGATGTTAGTACCTGCCCGCTCGTTCCTACACCCGATACGTTTTGGAAGGCACCGGTGGAGGTAGTACCTGCTGCGATAATTGAATAAGCGGTAAAGGTACTATCTCCAGTGCCGCCTAGAGGAACGGTCACGGGCGTAAATCCCGTTGTAAGAGATCCTGACGCTAAGGCACCGACACCTGTCAATGATGACCCGGTGACGCTGGAGGCGATGGTTGTTCCGGTTAGACCAGACGCCGGTACTGAGGTTGCCGTGATCGTGCCCGTACCTGTGGCATTGAGGGTGGCACCTGAACCTACATGCATGGCTGCTGCGGTGTTCGTACCGCTTGTCAGCGCAGTAAATGAAACTGACGCTCCACCAGAAGCTTCGAGATTGACAACACCGGCCGATGGGTTGGTAATAGTGATAGTCGCACCAGAAGACTGAATCGTGACGGCTCCCGTCTGGTTGTTGACAGACGTGACTCCACCCCCACCACCTCCACCTGAGTTTATAGAACTCTTGAAAACCATTTTACTTACCTAAAAACTAGCTGCTTCTTTTAATTTCTGAGCTTTGATGTTAAGATCCGTCTTTGCATCGGTGAGTTGGGTTTGACCAACGAGAAGTGCGTTCTCACGCCGCTCCAGCTCTTCTGCTTTGCTCCGATACTCAGCACTTATCTGCGCAGCACGGTTTTCTACGTCTTTGCGGTTTCTTTCAATTTCAGTGCGTTCTTGCGCATGCTTAACATCGACCGCGGCTTGGTCTTTACTCTTCTCTACAATGGCATTCGATGCATCTTCAATACGCGCTGTTTCGTTAGTGCGATGGGTATTGAAGTTCTCAAGCGCGGTGGCGTGTTCTTGCTGCGCAATAATGAGGGCTTCTTCCCTGTCTCGCAGACCTTTGTCCAGATCGCGATGCTTTGCGATAAAACCCTTAGCTTCTTCAACACGCGCCTGTTCATCCACCGTCAACGCGAGTTGCTTGCGGTGAGTATCATGAGCCGCTTCGATGAGTTTCGGGTTCTTGACGATCTCGACGAGATCGCGCAGGGTGTCAAGCCCATCACCTTGTTGAAATATCCGTTGATTAATTGCCATAAAATATCCTTATATATCTTGGGGGTTATTGTCCAAAGCCTACTGTTATTTCCAAGGTCGTAGACCCGGAGTCTTGAATTGCTGCTATCGTATCGCAAATACCGGCGCTAACTTGGAAATCCTGAGTTAAAATCGCACCTGCAGCGATGTAATCACACTGCGCCGCAGGTGTTGAACTTGATGCTACGGCGGTAGCTGAACCAGATCCCCATGCGAGATACGCACCATGCGATCCTTTGTTAGTGATCTTAAATGTCTGACGAATATTTCCCGTGAGTGGTGCGAAGGTCACGCTATTACTCGTACCACTTACAGCGAGACTTGCTGATAGTTGTGGGCAAAAATTTTGCATTAATGTCTGCGTCGCAAGTAACGACTGTGGGACAAACGTGGTTGGAAAAGCCATATATTACTCCTTATTATTTAAATTCTTTAAAATATCATTTGTATATTCATATCGATCCTTGCCCACGCCCAAATCCCTTTTTGCGACGCATGATGTGAGCAATAACAATACGATTAAATATCTCATATATTAAACTGTGCAGTCACCGCACCCCCAGCTGCTCCGCCGGGATTGCCTGACGCAACCGGAGTACCTGCATTCAAAGCACCTCCAACACTCTCAGTAGCGACAGCAGTTAGACGATTATACAACGTCAAACGTCCCCCAGCCCCAGAGTCACCTCCGCCTCCGCCGACCCCTCCGGCGCCAAACCCAGCCCCTCCAGCTCCCCCAGCCCCGCTGCTGACATCAACCGCGTTTGTCGCGGTGGTTCCCGCTAGAATATCATAGGCGATGAATACCCAGCCGCCTCCGCCTCCGCCCGCACCGCCTCCGCCGCCTCTGATTCCAGCTGTGGAAGATCCTCCAGTGCCGCCGGTACCGCCCTTAGCGGATATACACGCTGCTGTCGTGGTACCGGCGCGTGTCAATGTTTGCGTAAAGATAGCTATCACTCCGCCGCCACCTCCGCCAGCTCCCCCTGACGATCCTGATGTGGCGTCTCCAGCCGCACCGCTTCCGCCGCTACCCGATTGGCCGCCAGAAATAATCAACGAGCCACGTGTTAATTGAGTATTGCCGCGATAATTGAAGTAGGGCTGTACAGGGCTTCCTGATGTTGCTGGTGTGGTTTGCGCACCGCCAGCAGCGGTTGCAGATGCGCCGCCCGCACCAGCATTCCCGTTCGCGCCACCGTTGGCGGCATTTGATGTGGCCGCTGCGGTTGATTTTTGCCCAGCCGTCGCATTCGTTGATCCCCCCGCACCAGATCCGGCCCCAACGGGTGTCGATGACCCGCAAGTTCCTGCACTTGGTTGTGTTCCGCCTGTATTTACAGCAGCGTTACTTGCTGTAACGCCGTTCCCCCCCGTGTTTCCATTGAATACTAGCCAGTTTGCAGGCGCATTTGTCAGGTCGCAATTACCCGTACAATAGAGAGCATACCCGTTAGTGACTATGCTGGCCGTCCCGCTGGGGGTAATGCTTGTATAATACATATCGCGAAGCAGAGTTATTGTTCCTGAAGAAGCGGCGTACGCACCATCTGCTCCGTTACCGTGGGCAAGAACAATTCCCGATCCATTAGTAGAATCTTGTGACCAAACCATAATTACACACCTATTAATGTGCCTTGTGCGCCAATGACCGTAAGCGTGGTATTAGCGACGAGGGCTTTTAAATGAACCGTATCATATTGAGTACCAGAAGATAAAGAACCGCCTGTACCTGTAGTAGTGACTTGCCCGCTCATGTGAATAAGCTGGCTTGCATTTTGAGCAATTTTCCAACCGCCAGCGCCGAGTCCCATAATTATCATTTCATCGCCCACTGCAAATGTGGAGGGCAATGTAAATACTACCTGCGCAGCATTATTGGCTCCGTAGGCATTGTTGGTGGACATTGCCTGAGTTGTGCCCGTTACAACCGTCGTTGGGATAGGAGAATAAGCTCCCCCAGGTGTTTGCCATGTGGCAGCGGAAGAACCAGTCGCCGTGAGAACTTGCCCTGTAGTAGGTGCCACCGCAGATGAGACATTCACTGTCGTCGTGGCCGAAGCAAGGGCGTTTGTTACGGAAGACGACGTGGCTGATATAGTGCCGCTTCCTGATACAGATAACGATGCCCCTGTTCCGACCACCATTGCTGCTGCATTATTGGTACCGGACGTTATTGCGTTGAACGCAGTAGACCCGCCACCAGAAGTCTCCAGATTTATCGTATTTGAAGTAGGGGTCGTTATTGTAACGGTGTTGCCGCTTGACGTGAGGGTGACATCACCTATTTCTCCGTTTAACGAGCGTATGCCGCCTACTTCCGATTTGAAAACCATGCTAACTAACCATCATATATAATGTTGCGCCAATGATCGCGCCGATTGTGTATTCAGCGCGTCCAATTGATTTCGACGAATTAACCGCGCCCCATGCGAGATACGGAATCCATAGTGTGAGACCTGAAAGGCTGTATATGTATTTCTCGGGATGGTTGGATACAGATGCCGCTGCTATAAAGGTAGGCAGGATAAGCATCTGACGTACTGCCATGTGATAGCATCCCCACAGCTTCGAATGCGCTTTGTCGTTTCCAATTTCTGCCGACCAATATGTGTCCCATGCGGGCGAACACCAGAGCATGAGTCCTGCGAAAATCACAATAAACATTTCGAGAATTTTTGTATTATTGGGAATCATGAAAAACGACGTGAAGATCGAAATCGTAGCCATCGACACAATGCGTCCTATCTCAGTCGATCCTGCTAAATTAAACAACTGAGTGCCTCGCGCTCTATTGAGTACGCCACATGCAATGATATACGCAATGACTAGAATCATGGTACAGGACTCACATACGGTAAGATGGTACCGTATTTTCCTGAATTCAAATCTGTCCAAAGCTGAATACCATAATCGGTATTGTCATAAGCAGCTGATGTGTAGGGGTACGTATTTCCATTATCAAACGTTGCGCGCACATCAATAGTCGAATTGTCTGCCTTAGAATAAATAGGATTGGATGCTGATACGATGTTCATATTATACCGTCCTTTGCCATAAACCCAGATCCTTACTAGCCGTTGTTGATCCGTCGATAGCTTGCAGCGCCTGCCAAGTTCCGCTTAGAGAATTCCCGCTCGATTGAGGATTATAAGCGGCGGAAGAATTTAAACAGAAACATGTTATATTGCTGGCGGCTGTTGTACTGCCTGCGGCAAGCGTACTGGCAACATTATATCTTGCCAAAATAATCGACCCCACAGCAAGCGCTGTCATAATTGCCACTGGAATATTTGTGCAATTAGAAAGATTGCCACTAGAAGGTGTGCCTAACGCGGGAGTCACGAGTGTAGGTGAAGTGGCAAGGACATTGTTCCCCGTTCCAGTGTTGGTGACACTGATGAGATTCTTAGACGCATCCGTTGCTACCGCAGAAGACGCGGTCAATCCGCTCAAACTAAGAGAGGTGCCTGCGGCGGCTCCGATGGTCGGGGTGACTAGAGTTGGGGAATTAGAGAATACCGCGGACCCTGTTCCTGTTTCATCAGTCAGTGCCGCAGCAAGATTCGCACTGGATGGTGTTGCTAGAAAAGTAGCTACTCCAGTTCCAAGTCCGCTGACACCCGTTGAAATAGGCAATCCCGTAGCGTTAGTCAGTGTGCCCGAAGAAGGGGTACCGAGCGCTGGGGTGATTAGGCTAGGGGAAGTTGCAAGAACGACAGTGGAGCCTGATCCAGTGGTAGTGGCAGCAGCAATGGCTGTTCCGTTCCCAGAAAGCACCGGGGCGTTGACAGAAGTCGACACGGTAATAGCAGGCGTGGTCGTCGGATTGGCTACCGTACCCGCAAAACCATTAGCGCTCACTATTGAAGTTGATGTGACAGTGCCCGTTCCACCACCAGACGGACCTTGTGTACCGGATGCCGAGATGTTCCAGTCGCTATGCGCGCCTGAACCACCATTATTCGTCTCGGTTACTACGAGCGTTGTACCGCTGTAGCTGCTTATATATCCATTGATATAGTTCGTTGCGTTTGCGTTTGATGCGACCTGGATCGGTTGGCCGCCAATGAAGTTCTTATTGGCCTGCGTGGTGAACGTGAAGTTACCAGTGCCAATCGTATTGGAGGTGGTTGACGTGGCGGTGAGGGTTGAACCTGCCGCAACCGCACTCGCAGCTGCTGCCGTAGCGCTATTTGCTGCGTTTGTAGCAGAGGTCGCTGCGTTTGTAGCGCTTGTAGAGGCATTACTTGCCTGAGTGGTAGCAATGCCTGCTTGCGTCGTCGCAGTCGTAGCCGAAGATGCGGCGGAGGTTGCCGATGCACTTGCATTTGACGCTGAGGTCGAGGCGCTCGTAGCCGAACTTGCCGCATTGGTTGCCGATGTCGAGGCATTCGAAGCCTGTGTAGTAGCGATTCCTGCTTCTGTCGTTGCTGTGGTGGCTGACGATGCAGCATTCGTTGCTGATGTAGATGCCGATGTTGCGCTCGCAGCTGCTGCCGTAGCACTTGCCGCCGCGCTTGTTGCGTAACCTGCGATTTGCTGGGTATTTATCCCTAAAGCCCAATCCCCCGCTGCAAGGTCAGTTGACCACGTGCCGGATGTGTTCGCAATAATACAGGTATAATAATTCAGTGTGTTAGCACCGTTGGATCCGTCTTGTACAATATCTCCGGTGTTGTAATTAGCGCCCGTCACCCACTGACCACGCAACTGGCCTGTGCGCCCAGAAACTTGTTGTATCTGAAATTCAAGCGTGTCTAACGCAGTTTCGATGACTTGTGGATAGAAGTCACCTTGGTTAGAGATGCTGGTTTGCTGCGTAAGTGGGACGATACGGTTGATAGTAATCGTCGTGCCGTTGGCGAGGGCTGGGCCAGACAATGGGTATGTGATGGTACCGCCTATACCCCATTGTTGACCGCTCGCGGCAGGATTTAAAAACAATGTATATTGGCTTGGGGATAAATTCGTTAGAACACCAGCAACGGTGATGAAAACTTCGATATCGGCTGCGCTAACCCCGATGAACGAAAAATTAAAAACGGTCGTAGAGCCGTTGCCGCCAATAGTCGTTGTCGATGCTTGCGTACTTACGGTCACAATTGCCTCTTTTGGTCGGGCTGATGGCTTATGCCATTCTTGGGGTAAATAATACTACATCTAGTGGTGGTTGGCTAGGGGTTATTCGCCCTTTACTTTGAACTTCTCTCTTTCCTCCGGAGAAGCGGATTCAATAAGACGCTTTTGATCGGCTATCGGTAAATCCTTCCATGCCGTATCAACAAACTTTTTAGTATAGGGTTTTTCAGCGTTAGAAATTTGCTTTTCAGTCATGCCCTCTTTTCTCATTCTATCTTTTATTTTCTCAATAGATTCCTTGTCGGCAGCAGCAACAGCGCCCCTCAATTCTGTTTTTAGTTTCGCCGAATAAGAATCTGATTTAGGCGGGTTTTGTTCATCGTAAATAGCCAAAACCCTTTGCTCAAATGGGGTCTGATTTAGGTATGCGCCAGCCATAGGGAAACCAAGAACACCAGCTACTTTTCCCACTTCGCTTTGTTTTCCCTCAGCCTTTTCGTATTGTTGATAGGAAATTGGCATAATGGTGTCCCATCCGGCATTCATCCATTGATGCAAATCGGTAGGGTCTGAAATAAGCTTATGACCGATAAAATCACGATTGTTAAGGGTATCGGCAATCCCCGGCAAAAGGGTTTGATGATATAGAAAGGCTGCCGCCCCCCCTATCAATCCCTTAGTATTAATTTCATGCGCTAAATTATAGGCTTCCTTAGCGAATGCTGGCTGGTTAAGTCGAATAGGCGTCCCATCAGGATTATTTTCACCTGTTTTCGGTGCCACAAGATTTTTCACTATATCCCATGCCGTATCCTTAGCTGCACCGATAGGATTGCCAAGCATCGTGTTTATCGCGCCACCTAAAGCCAATGTAAGAGCGGTATAGGTATAAGCATGAAGCATTTGATAGGTAATATCATCCTTGCTAAACTCACCTGTTTTGGCGAATTCATGGGCTATTTTGAAAGGTTGTAACAGGCCGCGAGCATTATAAATCTGAGCAAGTTTCCAGCCGCCTGAAATAAAGGCAGCATTGAAACTATCCCGAACATTTCTATTCCAGAATTGCACATCATTATTCATTTCGCCATATGTGCGGTCAGTGTCTTTTGCAATCTGACGAGCCATTTCCCCGCGTTTACCAGCATCATTCGCAAGTGATGGGTCGCGGGCAAGTGCATCTTCATACCGCTTTAGATAAATTTCCGCTTTCATTCCGGGAATCCAATGTTCAAAAAACGGTTTCATGACAAGACCTGGCAATGAAAGAGCCGTTCCTATTAGACGCAAATTATTAAGTCCCACGCCTTTGATAGCTTTATCAAAGTTTTCCTTGAAATGCACCGTATCGCGAGCTGACATAATGGGTGTAAAGCCGCCCTCGGTCATTCTATCAACCATTTGTTTCTGCTCTGGCGTTCTTTCTTCTGGCGCTGTATTCCATGCCTTAACCGCAGGGTGATCTTGCGCTTTAAGCGTTTCCTTGGTCAATCCCATCCCAAGTCCAGTATCCTTCAATACGATATCGCTAACGCTACCGCCTTTAATAAGATGATCTGCAATACCGGCTATACCGCTAGCAAGATTAATCATAGCAACGTGAACTGGGTGGAACAAAGAAAGCCCAAGCTTAACCTGCGTCCATATAGCTTTTCCTTGCATATATGTGCGATATGAATCGCCAATAGCGCCTTGATTTTCCCAAAGCCCCTTCATCTCCATCGCATTTTTCCACAGCGGGGCAACTTGCTGATGTATATTCCAGGCATTATTGTCTGGGCCGATAATTTTGAACCCATTTTTAAGTTCGGCCATTTGCCCTGGTGTAAGTTTATTTTCTTCCTTTTGCTTCGTATAATCATCAAGCCGTGATTTCAAATCAGCAATATGCTCTTCCATGCTACGCATTAATTTGCTCACAAGAGGATTGGAAAAATCCCATTGCGCTTGTCTCGGATCATTTATTTTTTCACCAACCTCTTTGTATTTTTTCTCTAAATCTGCAATAGAGTTTTTCGTTTTATTGATTTTTTTATCAATTGAAAATTCAGATGTGCGCTTTGCCAATCCGCTGGATTCCATATCCTTCAGTAAATCCATTGTGCGAATCATATTATCACTGGCAAGTTGACGGGCAACCAGCATAGATTCTGGATTATCAGTCTTAAGCTTAAATCCAGCGCGAATACCCTCTTGAATAAGTTTAAATTCGCTTGCCTTTTTAAACCAATCAGCGCCATATTTCTTTACCATGGCGGCACTGTTAAAGAATTTCCTTACAGCATCAGGATTTTCCCATTGATGTGGCAGATAATTTTCCTTATAACCAGTTTCAGCGCCAATTGCTTTTGTTTCCGCTTCATGCATAGCATCGAACATCGCTTGGAAGCGAGCATGGCCTGGATTTTCCTCTTCGTTCCAGCGCCCAACTTCATGGTCATAAAGCCATTCTAATCGCTCATTTGATGTCATTCTATCAAATGCTTTTCTCGATACCTCAGACTGTCGATAAAACGCATTTTGCGCCTCTTGCCCTTTGGCTTTAAATTTAGCAAGGAACGCATCTGCGCGTAACGCCTTATCGCCCATTAATTCAGGTTGAAATGTGCGAATATAAGCATCGCCAAGTTTTTTAAAAAAATCTCCGCCGAGTTTACCGACAAAATTTTCAGCAGCGACAATAGTTTTTCCAATAGCATCCCTTAGCGTGATGCCAGAACCTTCTTCCGCCTTATAAAAATCTATTAACGCCCTCGCCAGTCTACTTTTATATTGCCCATCGGTTTCGCCTTCATTTTTCCCAGTATCAATTCCCGCGCTATGAGCCTCATGCTCCATCTTATTTATATCGAGATTCTTACGCGCATCTAGCGCCTCTTTGGCTTTTGCTACGCGATCTGAATCTTGCTCTCTAGTGGTATCGCGTCCGCCATTTTCAGTAAGAGCATTCTGCAAATCAGTAAGCGGCTGCGCGGTTTTATTAGCTTCATCCTTTGGCAAATAGCCATTCTCTTTGGCTATCTCATGCGCGTATTCCAAAGCATCTGCACCTTTGATAATTTCGCCATTTTTCTTTATCGAAATGAGTTCATTGGCTTCATTGAATTTTGCGCCATTATTAGAGAGGAATGAACGAAGAGATGTTGGTTTACCGGTTTCGGAGGGAGGAATGATATTGGGTTTTGGCTTTGCCGCAAACATATCTTGCTGCCCTCGGCCAGCGACATCAAAAAGCCCATCGCTCGCTGCTTTCTGGGGGGCGCTAGACTTTAGTCTTCCCTCATTGGCGGCGACAAGCTGTTCGCCTTGCTTACCGGCAACGTCGAGTTCGGTGGGAGTAGCTTTTAGTTTTTCCGATAATGCCTCTCTCTCACCTAATTCCTTTGGAGTGATAATCCCCGCTTCCATCTTTTTGTTAAGCGAATCTAAGCGCAGAGCGCGTTCTTCTGGTGTCATGCTCTCAATTTTTTCATCAACACCGGTATAGATATTCTCTTTTGTTTTTGGCTGATCTAAATCTCTCTCACTTTCGGGGGTGAGAACATCCTGAGGTTTTGCTTTGCCCTTTTCTACATCGGAAATTTGGCTCTGCAGTACTTCTGCCTGTAACTTATCGTCAATATATTGCTGCGCCTCTTCGTGGCTATCGAATCCTCCGCGCACATGATCGCCATCTTTATCTACAACATTAAAAGTTTTTGTTGCATCATCACGCGCCACATCAAGTCTCTCAGGCGCTGCGGATGAAGTCGGCTCAATGGGAAAATTCTCAGGAACATTGCCAGCGCGGATATCATCAAGAACATCAGGATTTTGTCGCGCCTCTTCAAATACTTCATCAGGCTTTATGCCCGTTTGCTTATAAATAGTTTGTATTGTTTTTTCATCAGCACCCGTCACTGTTGCAACATCTTTAAAGTCACTTGCCGAAGGAGCCTTATCCTTTACAGACATGGCAATATGCTGATCAACATCAGTAGACGTAAGTGCAGCAACAGGTGTCTTTGTAGCTTCGGCTATGGGCTGCTTAACCGCATCTGCAGCGGGGGTTTCCCAAGGGCCTGAGCCAGCGGGGAATTGAGGTCCAACAGCACGATTGGCGCGAAGATTTGCATATTCTCCAGCAATATGATGTGCGCCAATAGCGCCTAAAACGTTCATCACCGCTCCGATAGCATTCGGAATTGTTTGCTTAAACGTTAATGGTTCTCCTTCTTTTTTTGGTTCACCCCCCGCACTCTCTATAATCGGAGAAACCAGCGGAGAAATAACCGATGCTTCCGGGAAAAGCCCCCCCACTGCTCCGCCAGGAATAGCATTAAACAATTCCAACCCTCGATTATATTTTTCAATGCCCGTGGGATTCTGCTGGTTTTCATATGCAGTCAATTCTGGAAAGTTCTTTAGAAGAATACCCTGCTGCTCATCATTAGCCAAGGGGTAGGCAAGAATAGATGGAATTATCTTACTACCTGCTTCTGCCGCTTCCATAACTTTATTACCATAATCCATCGGATGCATGGCCCGCTGTATTCCGCCCATTACTATGGGTGCGACACTATGCAATAAAGATTGCATATGATCGCCAAAATCATTAGCAGTTCCTGCTTGCACTGATTTTATATACGCCTCACGGGTAGGGGGTGTAATCGGAGTATCTTTATTCCCTCCCTTCAACCAACTGCTGACTGGCTCACCCGTTGCCGTATCTAAATTTTGTGCAGGAGATTTTCCAGCGTTATCATTTGCAGCAAGATTATCTTGCGCCATCTTTTGCGCGCCAGAAGTATCTGGCATTTTAGGAATGGGTTGAAATCCCAAATCATCAGCAGGTGTTTGCTGCACTGATGGCTGGAATCCAAAATCATCAGCCATATTACTCTACCTTCTTATAGCCAGCAGCCAGTGCTTTTTCTACATTAGCCGCTGGCATATAACCCCGCTGACCATCGGGGTTTGTTACAAGTACATGGCCCAATCCCGTTACTTCCTTCGCCCAATTTGAAATCTGCGTCATGCGCGATGGTGATGGAGGTGCGAATAATGGCCCCTCTGGCTCGCCAATATGAGAGGCAAATGTAGCATCATCCATATCCGCAGGTTTCTGTTTATACGATTTCATAACTTGATTATACCATTGGACAGCGCGTTGCTGTCCCTTACCATCGATATTGCCGTTAGCATTTGCAATTTGTTGCATGTGTTGTAAAATCGGCTCTTTTATAATAGGATCTAACTCCGTAGCTGGCTTGGCATCATTATAATCTTTCATATTGATGCCAGTGCTATCCGTTTTCCCAAGCAAAGAATCCAGCTGATTTTGATTTTTAATGTGGTTCGGGTGCATATCATCCTGCGGCTGCAATGTCCTTGTAATTGTTTCAAACGCATTCGAGCTATTTGTCACATCATTCCTTCGCGCATTCTTTGCAATCATCGTAGGAATACCCTCGGCAAACTTAGGATCTTGAATCGCCACTTTATCCAAAAGCCCAGACATACCAGGTATCATTCGCATCTCTTCTTCTGTCTCTGGCGATTGGCCTTTAGTCAACTCGCCATTGATAGCGCGCATGACATTTTTATTATCCATCATATATTGCGCAGATTGGTTGGTGATGGCTTTATTCATATAATTGTCAAGCGATAGCCGAACGGCTCTCTTCATTGCTAAATCACCAGGCATCACACTTTCAGCATACGCATCACCTTTCGCATACACATCCTGAGAATGAGTCCGATAATAATCGGCCTGAGTTAAGGGAGAGCCATCAGGATTTGTGGCGTAAGATTTTGATGAATTTCCAACGGCTGCCGTTTGGAACTTATCTAATCTAGCATCCCATCCCCTTAAGCTAGACGCATACCCCTTACTTCCATCAGTATCGGAATCAGCAAGGCGCTGATATTCAGTGCGACGCATATCAATAAGTTGCTGTGGTGATGCTCCGTTTTTTGCAGCGTCTACTAAGGATTGACCAAAAGTACCAGTGCCATGATTAACAAGCCCATCAGCTACAATTGCCTGCGTCTTCTGCGGCAAGGAATTTATGTCATATTTGTCAATAATGTTTTTTTGGTAAAAATTATCGGCATAAGCATCCGCTGCCGCCTTTCCCTTTGTGTCTAGTAAATTCTTTGCTTCCGCATATTCAGTCGGAAATGCCTTTTCGTTTATGCCGTTGATAACATTGGCACCATTACTATCTCGACCAATTTTCCCCGTGTATCCCTCGTTATCACGAATAACATCAAGCGGAGACCTTTCAGGCTGAGGATTGTAAAATATCTTAGCATGTTCCTGTTCGGCGGTAGAAATCGCATTCGCGGTTATTCCCTGAGCATGGGCATTAAATACTTTCGGCACGAATGAAATATCCAAAGCCGCTTGCGCAGCTTTCGGTATATCGTTTCGCTCTTGTTGGTATTTAGCGAATGCCCCCAAGGGGTCTGATTTTGATAGCGTGTCATACCTATTAATATAAGCGCTCCCTATTGAGGTATCTAAATTTTGTTGAAAATCAGCCTTCGCTTTTTGACCGGCGGGAGTGGATTCGTCGAAACTCACAACGCCTGTATCCGGATCTGTTTTTAGCCCCGGCGAATCGGAATCCATTTGAGCGGTCGTTAAATGCTTTATCGTTCCAAGATTGTAATGAAATGCACTATCGCTCGCCGCTACAGATGGATCAAGGATTTGCTGCATGTAAACATTTTTAGCATTAGTTGCAGAATCAATGGCACCCTCTTTTAATTGTGATGCCGCATATCCTGCGCCCTCTGCTATATGATTTATCATGGTCCTAGCACCAAGAGTCTGATAACCGTGCAAAGCCTCTTGATTTAAACCACTTCCATTCTTCACATAGGCATCTTGAATTGCCTGTTGATATGCGGGATAAGCTGCGTGGGCGGCAAGACCAGTCTTGGTCATGTAATCCGCTTTTATTGCGCCGACATCCTTGGCAAAATTTGCATCAGCATTGGTCATCAAAGTCTCATTAAGAAGACCTTGCTGCTTCAGCGCAATATCAACACCCTCGGCACCTGCCTTCTGGGTAGCTTCACCTACCTGCGCGCCGAACTCATCGGGATTGGCATGGATCCCCATAGGTGACGCGCCACTGCCATCCGTGCTCGGATTGATCGGGACAGGGTTATATTGCACATCTCCGTGGGTAACAGCCATGGATTAACCCCCCGTCGGTTGATTGCGCCAAGGCAATGAACTATCAAAAGGTCCAACATCGTTAAGCGCGCTTGAATTAAGAGCGTCACTATTTGTCTTGGCCTTCCAAGCATCGAACGCACCTTCTGTATTCAATTTAGAACCCTGCGATAAAAGTCCGCTCGTTGTGTTCGTAACACCAGCAAGAATGTCGTTCTTAGCTGCGGATTTATCCAGAGATTCTTGACCTTTGAACTGCGCGGCCTGGGTCTCAAAACCATACGCCTTACGAGCAGCTTCAGAACGGATTGTCATCGCGTTAAGCTGACCAATTTCTGCCTGACTCTCTTGAACTTTCGCCGCACTGCCGCTGTTCACATCAATTCCACTCGCCGCTTGATTTGCCTTGATAGTACCCATCGTGGCTTTGTTCTTAATCTCCTCGTTACCAACCTGAATGTTACCTTCAGCACCAGCGAACTGAGCATCTTGCATTGCTATGGCTGCATTGGTCGATGCAATTTTTGCATTGTAATTATCGGCGGAAGAACTTGCGAATCCCTTTTGAAGACTACCTGCCGCGCTTGCGGCCATAGAACTAGCACCTAATGTTGCGGGGTCCATAGTTAACCTGTTATTGTTGCTTTGATGAACATTACGCCATTCTTTCCGATAGGAACAGGTTTATCAAGACTGAATCCGAGAAGCCTCATTAAACGTATTGCTTTTTGATTCGTCGCGTCAACCCAATCCTCTAATATTGAAAAGCATTTTAGCATATCCTTAAGTTCTCTCCTATAGCGAAACGCGACGCGCAAGGGATAATCACCCACTGCCGGGGTCATGATGAGCCAAGGCTTACCAACTTTGCTGAGAATACTCCCATGGCACCCCCATATCGCAGCAATTTCACCATTGATAAATATTGTCTTGCACAGGACCGAACTCTGGTAGGCTTGCCACAAAGCACGATGCTGCGGAATGCCGAGTTTCTGACCCATTTCGATATCCTCTTGCCGTAGGTTCTCACCGAGCATCCGAATATGCTCGGGTACAGTAGGGTAAACCGTCACGGTCGGGGGTAACGAATCAATACGATTTGCGTATGTTTCTGAGATGGGTTCTAACATATCTATCCTATCGTATCCCCGATTTCTGAATTGATAACCACACCCAAAATATTCATGGGGAGCGGATAATTTTGTTGTATAGCCAATTGCCCTTGCGTTGCCCAGTTCGCAGGAATGTTGATAAAATATTGCCCAGAGAAAAGCGGTATCGCCGAACCTGCCACATTCAGCGCATTGCGCTCTTTCACTTCAATCATATTCGTCCAAGGTACGTTCACGCCATCTGGTTGAAAACTTGCATCTGGCTGGTTAGAACCAACAGATATGCCACGAGTATTCGCTACAATGATCGTCGCGTTGTAGATATTTTTACGCTTACCTTGAATCGTTTCGTGACTCTGCATGTCGAGCGGCATACTTTGAATTTGCGGTAAGAATGGTACACCTACGGTAATAGCTGATGCGGCATGCGGAAGAGTTATTGAATTATTCGTAACGACCTGATTTGGCACCACCGACCCGTCCGCCAATATGGACACGGTAAGTCCATTTAGATTGTTGAGTCCGCTCACAGAGGTGGTGGGAGCCGTCATTGTCCAGTTACCAGAAACCGCCGGTATAGGCATGCTATTTGGATCATCCGTTACCACCTCCGTTATCGGTTGAGTGATATTCGCAACACAAGCGGTTCCTGTTTGACTAACGATTGTTGCAATACCGCCGCCTACGCGCAATATACTGCCTACATTGCCACTTCCGAACACACTCGCCGACGCATTAAACGTGACGTAATTCGTTATTACAGCCTGCGCGACCGCACCACTGCCGGTCGAATCCGTTATGACGACGGACGTTAAGCCTGCTGTGTATTTCGTCCCCTGCATCAATGGTGTGATCGCTGTTACTACTCCAGCAGACAACGTTACTGAGAATGTCGCCCCTGTACCCACACCAGTTGAGTCTACGGCAACTGCCGTCGGTGCTGTATATCCACTTCCGCCGTTTATAACCAATACGGAAGATATGTTATTTGTACCCGCAGCGGCGGTCGGAGTGAGCGTGGCGTTAGGTGTTGGCATCGGGTATGACAGTCCCGAATCTACACAGAAGCAATCCTCTACTGTCGCCCATATCCGGTTATCCATACGTTCGGAATAATAGAGCCATTTCCCCTGCACATAGCGCTTCACAATTACATACACCGCATCGACAGGAGGTTCTGTGACCGTACATACGCCAACAACCAAGCCATCGGTATCATGCCTAGCCCATCCCCAAATATCCTGCTCTTTTAACCATGTGAACGATAGTAAAATCCCATCGTCGCGAACAGCCCAGATAACCTTATAAGGTTCTTCCGAATACGCCCATTGTATTATGGTGTGTCCGAAAAAAAGATGGTTGGCGAGAATCGTTTTGTCATCCCCCACATAAATGTTCGTGAAAAAGTTATACGTGAGGTCTCGAACGATACTGTTTTTGGATTGAACGTATAAAATGTCCGAGTTGATGAGAATGGGTGGAACGAGAGCTGATGAACCAACGTTAGCTTGTTGTACAGCGAATTGGCTTGTGGCGTCAAATGCGCCGCCCCCCACACCGCTGAGTAGCCATCCGCCGTTTCCAGTCAATACGATGAGACCGTTTGGCATTTGGATCATCCATTGGATTCCGTTTATTTGCTGTCCCCACGGTGTCCCAGTGATAGCATCACCCGCAGTAATAGGAATGCTGTCGTCCATATTGTTATACAACCCTGGCTGGCTGAAGAAATAAGTATCAGGTTGATTCAAAGTGTCTGCATATCCAAGGCGCTGCTGGTAATAGGATACCACACTTGGATAAGTTCCTGTCTGCGCTCCGACGGTTAATGTAGCTGTGGCGCCACTGGTCGTCCCGTTAGTGCCCCCGCTAAGAGTGGCTCCGCTGACTACCCCGCCATATGTGCCGGACGCAAGTGTATATGCGTTACCCACGGTGCCCAATGTGTCGTAGGTAATATTCAATACCGTACCGGTTGTGATAGAATACGACGCAACTATGAGAGAATTATTATTCGATGATGCAAGATCGTTTGCCAACTGAGCGAGTGTTGCAGCTAAAGAAGCCTGTATTTTAGTTTGCGATGCTCCTGAGATGGTCGTTTCGAACGTCCACGTAACGCCATTTAGAACGATGGTCTGCCCGACTGTCGGATTGCCGGTGAATGTGTAGGTTCCTGTTGCTGCAACCCCTCCAGTCAGGATTGTTATGGTGTCAGCGTTGGCATAATTGGCGCCGCCGTCTTCAATGATAAATCCGACAAGGTTTCCATTTTGAACAATCGGTGTTCCAGAAAAACCCGACCCGGTGGAGGTGGTGATAGAATATTGAACTGTAGTCTGACTCAACCCGCTACCACCGGCGGTAATAATTACATTGGTAATAGTTCCCCGTGCGAAAGGATTGTTATGGGTAGGCGGTGGTGTCGCAAAATCGGGGATTATGTTGGTATCAACGAATTGCAAACCAAACGCTCTTCCTATGAAACCGTAGGGTACGCCTACAAACCCTGGGTCAGGATCATTAGATGACAAAAGACTGACGGGGGTGGCACCGTAAATTTTATAGTAGACGGCCCCAGTCACAGCACTCCACGTTATAATGTTAGAGCCTTGAGTTATCCCTATGTCATTGTTTTGACAATCCGCGTTTATAGAAGCCACACTCTCATTGCCATTCACATCCACGGCCGTCACTCTGTAACTATAAAATGTGTATCTGGTAGTTACAGTATTAATTCCCGTGGCAGTGACAACCCTAGGAGGAGATATAACCGATGCGAAAGATACCTGTGTGAATACCCAATTCGTGTTGCCCAAACGCTGTAGCTGGTAAGGAAAATATTCTGTAAGTGTGCTCGTATTGACGCACGTTAACGTCATGGTATCGGCCGATTGAGTGAATTTTAAATAAGGAAGATCTACCGCTGCATACGGCGATACTACTGTATAAATTCTGGCGGCCGTGCCACCAGACGTATACGCAGGGTAAGATATGGTATTAACAGCGTTTCCGAACATATCGATTAACGTGAATGTATTCGTCGTCACATTGGCTATTTTCCATATCAAGCCGTCTAGTTCCACCATCCCGCCGACACCGGAGATGTAAACGTAGTCCCCGTTGCTATACCCATGTGAAGTCGCTGTAACCACGCCAGGGTTTGCCTGAGTTACGGCACTTATGTTCTTCGAAGACTCTGTCACATACGCGCCATCGAACTTAATGCGCATATATTGATCGCCGAATTCCAGCGCATATCCCTGATTTATATTGAACTGGAAGCGAATATCTCTCGGAGGAGCCGCTGATGTCGGCTGCTTGCATGTACCTATATAAGCGAGACCTGCGCGTGACGACGCTCCTCCTTGATAGTTTACAAAACAGTTACGTAGCGTCGAACAACCAAGACGATACTTTGCTAAATCTGTTCTGCCGAAAAGAGACGGCGCCAATTCACCGGCGACAAAAGAGTTCTGAATGTTCGGGATAGTCATGACTTACCCCGGCCAGACCATATTGCCCCAACCACCATACTGCCCACTTCCACTAAGACCATAATAAGAAGCTCCACCGTTTCGTGCGGTGATCCAATCAGGAATATGATCCTGGCAAGTTGATCCTTCATCACCATCGCGAATTCTTGCTTGTGCGATCATTGCCTCAGCGTTTTTAATCTGCGCACCCATGAGCGGGAGATTTAAAGACAAAGCAGGAACGAGATACGCCGCCAACGACGCGACCGCAGCTTGCTGAAACAAAGAATCCCATGTCTGAGGGTTGGGTTGGTTCACAGTATAGACAAGCTGCGCTTGAGATTGGTTTGTCAAGATGATCTGAAGCGGATTATTCTGAGCGTCGGTTCCGTAAGCAATCTTGAACGGTATCTGACCTTGCCCGCCAATCCATCCTTGCGCAGCAACCATTGCGGGGCTTATAGGAACGGGTCCGTTGCCTGTTGGAGGGAATGTTGGAACAATATATCGAGACTGGAGACAATCAGCAGGGACTTGATAAGAATACAACCAAGGTTGCGGAGGGATGGGTAGAGTAGTGCCGTTCTGGTTCTCAGGGGTGCCCGCCGCGGCGGCTAGTAATGTGAGCACCGCTTGCTGACGAAGGCAATTCCAATAAGCGGAGCGAGCGAGACTCTCAAAAACCGGTGTGAAAAAAACATTGCAAGCATTTGCTTCGGTACTAGCCTCGTTGAGACTCCCGACTGTAGAACGCGCACCTATGCTTAACAAGGACCGGTTCCAGATGTTCAGAATACCACCAGTTGCCACGACTAACTCCTATTGGGTGTGTTCCGCCCAATGGACTTTAGCCCAAAGGACGAAACGCCGGTTCTTTTTCTTCGTACTCTTCGTTTTCTTCTTCCTCATTCTCGCCGCTTAACGCAACGATTTGAAGCTCGACTCGACAACAATTCCCACCCTCAGTCTCGCGCTCACTGATCGAAGTGATCTTTGCGAGGGCGTGAAGATGGAAATGATCACCGACCGACCAGTCCGAATAGTCGACACCGAGTTTTTCCAGTTCGTCTTCGCCGAAGGAAATAGCAAGACCGTAGGGATAGACCGGCATTGAGCTTTCAATCGACTCGGCAGGAGACTCATCGGTTTCCCTCGGAGTCCTTGCCATATCGACCATATTTTCAAGCTTATGCATGGTGATTACCCACGGATTTCATAGTTGTACACACTCGTATCAGAGGCCGTACCGACGGTAGCAAATCCAGTACCAGGAGTAATGGTAAGAAGATGTGGAATCGCGCCTACTGTACCGCCAACAGTCTTTAACGTAATCGTTATGCTAGAACCAGCAGTCACGTTCGTATCCGCCGTAGTTACCGTGGATGTGCCGTTGTTAGTAAAAGTACCAACATGCGGGAAGTAACCCTGTTCAAAGCCAATCAGAGTGATGGTCGGGACGGTGATAGCAGTGAATGTGAGCAAATATTCAGCCCAGCTATTCGCGGGGAGAGTTGCCGGACCAGAGACTGTAACACCGGTGCCTCCGGTGATCGTCGCCGGGAATACTGTATTATTCTCATAGCGAACAATAAAGGATTCGCCAATAACTTGCGCTGCGGAAGGAAGTAGCGCTAATATGGCAGTCGCCGTATCGGTCGTATCAGTGAACGCAGCGATCTGAGTCCCTAGACGATTGATGATCTTGCCAACAATTGAGGCTGCGGTAAGAGTACCTGCCCCGACGGTGGAAATAGCTGTGATAACCGTGCTTGTTGAACCAGACGCTGCCAAAGAGGCGATTGCACCGGTGGTGGTCTGAAAAGTAGTCGCGGCAGGAACGCCCGACGGATTCTGACCTAATACTTGTAGTGTTTCGAGACCTGTTAAAGCCATGATTATTCTCCCTTTTCGACTTTTTCGATTTTTTCGATTTTTTCTTTACCGCCACCGGATCCTTCAGACCCCATGCCGTGTGCTTTCTCATGCATAGCGTACATCGCCTTATGTTCAGACTCGTGACGACCGTGCATTGCTTTCATCTCTTCATGATGCTTTTTATGCAATTCACCTTTTTCGCCCTTGTGATGAACATGCTCACGCTCATGCTTGTTATGTAGCATGTGATGTTCATTCATGTGTTTCGCTTTCATCTCGCGACGATCGGCCCCATGCTCTTCATGAATCGGGAAACCTTCCGTGCCGTCGCTAGTACGTTCGGATTCTTTCTCAGCAGGCTCTGACTTTTTCTTTACAGCCATCTTGCCGGATTCATTGTCACGACCTAGCTCTGGGCTATCCTTATATAATTTTTTATGCATTGGTTCTTTCGGGGCCATGATAATATCCTTTTGTTTAATCTGATTTATGACCATACATCTTCTTACGAAGATTATGACCGCCTTTATGCATTCCCATCAACGATTTGGCCAAACGAGCTTCTTTACCAAGTTTACCAGGAGCCGATGATTTTTCCTCAGCGTACTCCTTCGTGGATTTGCCAGCATGCTCAGCTTTCTCTTTGAACAATCCCTTATGCTCTGGATTGAGAGCCTTTTTAATCCACTTCTTTTTCTTCTCAGCCATAATCGTTATCCCTAACTATTGAACAGCTTGTTTGTTTTTCCACCCAGACCCGTGTCTGTCGTGGCATTGGCTTTATCTCGGCCACTTTCGTTTGTCTTATCGACAATCTCGAACTCAGCAGGAGCGGAAACTTCAAGCCTCTTGGCTTTCGGTTCCGACTTCTTACGGCTGCCGAGGATTTGCGTTTCCTCTTTACCATTCAATGCCCGTGCACGTTTGCTTCCGGTATTATTCTGGTTGTACATCGCGTCGAACGCATCTAGGGCGCTAATGAAAGCCGTATTGTCTTTTTCGGATTTCTTGCGCCCTAGATCGTCCAACTTAGTCAGGAATTTACGCATACCATCTACCGCCAACTTATTAAGCGGCTCCATATCCTGATTCGGCTCATCATCATAGGCCATGATAGTACCGGCGGGGTGGAGCTCATCGTCGCAATAAAATCCACCACCCGCAATGCGATACACAGGAACATCCTGCGGGATCACGACTGGGGCGGCATTACGTTGCGGAGGCGATGAGTAAAGTTGCATAATTTATCCTTTAGTTGTTAAAAGTTTAGGTTGTTGCCGTACTTGGTGACATCACGCACCGTCGGAGCATTGAGCAGCAAGTTCGCGTTGAACGTCGCAGCCGCGGTGCCAGATACCGTGTACGCCAAACGGTAAAAGCGCGGAAGCGCGATGCCCGGAGGAGTCTGCGGAACGTTAAAGATGTACTGAAACGGAGCCGTGATCGCCGTACCAACAAACGCTGGCGAGGTGAAAATAGTCGTGTACGTACCCGGCGAGTAGCTGCCGTTATCAGGAGCAGACTGCAGGCTAAAGGTAATCGTACCGGTGCCCGTACCAGCAGTGGTAAGAGCATTCGTGATAACAACCTGCGGAACCGCTTCGCCGTCGCCAGCACCGATATCAACAAACATATTAGTATTAAGACCAGCCGTTCCGGTCATCGCCGGAGCGTTGCCAGTACCCGCGCCTGTTACGTCGAACAGGTTCGTGGCATTGGCGGTAGCGCTGATTGCCTGTGCAGCAGAGAACTGTGCGCCAGACGAGGTTTCAACATAAGCCATTGTGTTATACTCCTAAAATTAAGAAATGGTTGCTTCGGTGTTGATAAGCGAATCGCACACGCGAACCGGAATATCACGCCACATGAGAACGGGTTCACCGGCGTATTCTTTAAAGCCAATGAGAACGTTCTTATCGCGGATTGCCTGAATTTCCAGATACGTCTTAACCGTACGATTGACGTAGATGGCAGGATTGATACCTGGTTTCGGATCGCCAGGAGCATCGACTTCTTCAATGCCAGAGAGACGACGTGTTGCGGTCGGCAGCTTGTTGGCAGCCTGTGCAAGCAGTACGTTCAGATCCGGCGGCGAAGTACCTGCTAAACCAGCGGTCGTGGTATCGAGATTTGCGATACGCACGTTGTATTGCCAGTTTTTCACGCACAGACCGATTTTCCATTCGAAGTACGAGGTGTAACCTTCATAGCCATTGCCGTTGGTGTCATACAATTCGCGGACGTCACCTTTGTCTTCATAGACCAAACCGGCCTGAGAACCTTTGGGGAAGATCGCGAACGTTGTATTGTCACCCCAACCGACGACCCACATAGAGGCATTCGAACTGCCAGAGCCGCCGCCGTTGATGACGTTCTTCGCTGTCTGGGCAGTCGAAGTGGTCAGTGAATTGTAGTACGGCGAGAAACCGGTGAACTGCGACTGATTGACCTGCTCGTTCGAATAGAACATAGCGGTAGCAACCTGCTGAGAAAGACCTTCGATATGCGACTGATCCTGAGTCCAGCGGAACTTACCAACCTGACCGTTGAGCGTAGCTTCGGCCTTATCGACCTTGCTGTAATCGGTGAGCATGCCGATGCTGAACTGGTATTGCGCGAACAGAGGTTTGCTCGACGGAACACCTTGGTTGTTGCCTCGCCACGTGCCCTGCGGCAGACCAGCGTTGATGGAAACTTTGTGTCCAAGAGGCATGTTGCCTTCTTGAAAGATCATATCCTTGAGGACATCATTGGCCTGAGCGAGTAGCCAAGCAATGTCGGCGATCTCGCCATCGGGATCTATCATCCGACTCCAGTCCACAAGGTTCGGATAGACGTTTGTACTGAATGCCATAGTAGTAACTCCTTGTTTTTCTTATGTTTTCCGAATCTTAGCGTTCGGTATTTCATTAAGAAGTGGTTGAACTTTTAACTTTTTGTGCCGTATCTTTTCTCAATTTTGCTCTTCGGTTCAGACACAGGTTTTGGCGCTGCCAATTGCTGTGGGGTTTTGAACGTAGAGCTATTTTTGACTTCAAGCAAGAAGCGAACAATATCGGGATGGGCATCAGCACCAGTCTCAGCCAATGCATTATAGAAAGCATCGGATGATTTAGGAGCATGAGTCTTGATAAATTCTTTAGCTTCCCGAAGCGAGGTCTCCCTGCGGTTTCCACCGATTTCGGGATCAGCATTGAATTTACCAATCCATTCCTTACGTTGGTCAGTCTTCTGAATCTGCTGCAATTCAATTTGGCGAGTAAGTGCAGTTTGAATAGCTGCAATATGCCGATCTACTAGGGATTGACCGAATTTTTGAACTTCTTCGTGTGTTTTCGGAGAATTCTCAAATTCAGCTAAACTCTTGGTAAAATCACCGAGCGCCGATTCCTCGAACTTCAATCCTTCGGGGAGCACGAACGGCTCGTAGGTGGGCAACGAAGCTGGTTCATCAGACTGGTCACCTTCCGCCTTCTTTTCGCCCTCGACTTGTTTTTCACCGTCGGCAGGCTTTGTTTCAACTGCTGGCTTCTCAGGTGCGAGAAGTGCGGATTCCGCTGCCGCTGCTGCATCAGATGCCGCCTCGGCAGGTTTCGCTGGAGCAGGCTCGGAAGCGGAGAGGATGGGCGCAATAGCCTGCTCTACAGGTACAACTTGTGTGGATTCAGTAACTTGGGGAGTCGCTGAAGAAGCGGCGGCTTCGGTTGCTACCGGTTGTGCCACTTGAGGAGCCGCGTTTGGTACGATCTCGTCAGCCATTAGTATGTTCCGTCAGTCCGACTTCTTGTGAATTGGTAGTATCATGCCACAACATGTAGATTGTTGCAATGGATTATTTTCTCGTCCTGCGTTTAGAATTTTCCGATCCTTCCATTATCATAGTCCAGTATAAATCCGGGGCGGCCTTCATGATGTCTTCCTGCAATATATGCCCAATGGATTGGACACCAGCGTTGAAAGCCGTCTGATCGGGATAGCCGACCGCGAAGGGCGTTGTGAAGGTCTTGCAAAGCACGAGCTTATTATATAGCCACCGACGCCCCTGCGGTAGTTTCATCAGTGCCGAGACCATCTCAAGTTCTTCACGACGCTCTTGCCCGGCGCGTTTGCGCGCATTGCCGACTTGCACCGGATCACTAGCGTCATAACCTTCGTCAGTTATAATCTCAGCTTCTTCTATTTCAGGATCAGTTGCCACTCGGCGTCGCCCATAGTTCGGAGTGTTTCTGCAAGCCCGCTTCAACTTCATCTTTGCGAACCGAATAGCTAGTCGCCATTTTCTCACCCTTGAGACGAAGATGCGTCAAACTTTGAGCTACCTGAGCCCACGACTTGTTATCGGTGAGTTTTCCGAGTTCTTTACAACGATCAGAAGCTTTTTTCAAAGATTCAGAGTATAATTCCAGCACCTCGTAATACGCCATATCACTCATTGTGCTACTCTCTTAGGAGCAATAATCGTTGACCTGGACGCCACAGCCAATACCCCTTCTTTCATAAGCTCAAGTGAATCTTTTATAATCAAAAAACCCGCCGGATTACCACTAAGTTGCGCCAGTCCAGCTGCGCATGATGCTGCTTGGCTCACAGATTCAGTGAGTTCCATCAACAAATGGATCTTTGTTTTATCTACCATTACGAATCTCCCCTCAGTTTTAATTTAGCAGGAAATTTCAAATCTTCAACCTTTTTAGCAAAGGCTTGTCTGCTACCGACTGGGATTTTCGGTTTGACTACTACGACGCGAAAAGTCTGAGGTTTACGAGGAAGTTTAGCCATTAAAACTTCCCGATTGTTGACCGCCTAAAAGGGTTTGCAACGCATTAGACCCGGCCCCTACCTGCGTGTTAGCTAGGTTTGCAGCAGCTTGTGACCCGATTTGCGCGGTCGTTGCCATATGTTGAGCTGCCTGCATCTTCTGCGCTTGCGCCTGTTGTTGCTGCTCTGCTGCCGTCATTTGTTTTATAACATCGTCTGAATTTAGAATGGCATGAGGATTATCAAGCATATCATTGAATATCTTCACATAGTCCGTGACATTAAGTAAATGTTTGGCCTCAGGGTACACCGCGACGAGATTGCCGACGAGACTCGCGATGCGCTCCATTCCACCTGTCTTGCTGGCATTTTGAGCAAGCGAAAGCAACGAGGTGAATTCGATATCAAGCGGAATGCCCTTCATGCTGTCTGGCATCGGGGGGAGCATATTCTTACGCGACATGATACCGTAAATAGTTCTTAACTTGGGCTTCAGAGAATCACCGATGAGATTCTCAATTACCGGACCCAATACCTGCATCTTCTCGTTTATTTTCTGAGCGACTTCATACGCCGTCTGTTTTTGTGTAGGATTCTCTGACAACATCAAGAATAAATCATTAAAGAGACCCTTACCAATGCGCACTTCAATTTGCTGAATCAATCCAGCCAATCCCTTGATATCAGGATTCACTTCATAGATCGAACGCATACCCTTGCCAGAACCAATATCAGCCGCGTAGGTCACATGACCGGGGAGTGCGGAAGATGGTTGATTCTTCATGCTGATATCAGCTATGAGCGGTGGGCGAACCTGCTTCTCAATCGCTTCAGACAAACGAACAGTCATCACCTGAAGCTGAATTACATCCGGCAGTACATCCATCCCAGGTGATCGGCCGTACGCATCGTTACTTTGCGTTGCCCAGCGCGTTGCCGTGAATGGGCATTCAACGAATCCGCGCATGGAGAGAGGTTTCTGACTACCACCGGCGTACATCCAATATACTTCGCGATAAGTGAAGTTGCCTGGTATTTTACCAACGCCCTTCACTTCATAGTTTGGCTCAATAGCGTGACCTATAATCCGTTCGGTATCGAGTGAATTACCTTTGGCTTTCCATAACTGCACCACATCTTCAGAGCAATTATCAATGCCAAAGAAATCAACAATCTGCGATATAGTCATGACAAACTGACGAAATAATCCATCAACTCTAAGCGTCGCGCCCGATGCAAGGTAGTATTCACCGTTGGCTGGATTGTAACAACGAATCAAGTCCTTCTCATCCTCATAAATAATACAGGGCGCTGTACCAAACACCACAAGGTCTTCGCACTCCTGCGCAAAGGAATTGTAGAAATTGGACCCGGCGAGCACAGTGTATATCCGACTCTCAACTTCATCCATCCATGCAAGACCATCTGCATCCGGTTTGAAATTCTTCACTTTCGGAGTGATCTTGAACCAAGGTCTGCTCGGAGATGCCATGCCGCTCATCAGTCCCGCCGCGCACACACGCACGGCAAACGTTCCTGTTGGATCCTTGATCGAGTCATTGAGTAAGCGTCCTCGGGTCATGTTATTGGGGGTTGGAATGCCGCCGGTGGATTGTGTGAGCCAAATCGAACGCCGCGGTAAAAGATACTGCGCGAGAGTGGACCAGTTCTGCGTCCACCAGCTGTTGCGCCACATGCGAAGGGAAATTAATCGCGCCTCAAGATGTCCTTTGAGGACGTTCCAATCCGACGTCTCTTTACTCGAAAGTTTTTGCTCATTAGGATCCTCCGGCTCATTAGCGAGGAGTGCTGCGCTCGAATGCTCGTAATTCACATCCTGCGTCTTTTGCGATTTCTCATCTCTTTTTGCCTCGCCATACAGCTTGGCCTGCATTTTACTCGGGCTTGTCGCCATGTTTTATCTTTCCACTCTCTACGGAGCGTTATATAATTTATAAATCAGAAACGTACGTCACTTCTCCGGGTTGTATACCCATCGTATTTATCTTTGTTTGGCTGGAAAACACTATCGGGGGATTTACCAACTTCAGCAAGCAATCTGCGATCGTCTCCAATGCCTGCGCCATCCTTACGTGAGGATTTTGTTCATCAGAATCCATTATGATGTACCCCCTAAGAGTTTCGCCCCCGCTGTGCTCGGCGCCGTGGTGATGCCCTGACCTCCTGTGGGGTTTGTTCCCGATGCTATGGCTGCGGCAGCGGCCTTACTTCTGGCGTTAGTTGCTGAGGCAGCTGTATCAGAACCAAGTTGCGCTGGATTGGCAGCAGTTGGCATAGTAGGTGTCCCTGGTGCTTTTGGCTTATTGAGAAGGCTGTACGCAGTTCCTCCGATAGTAGCTGCCGCCCCGGCTAATGCCGCTGCGCTAGTTAACGTCAGCCCTCCACCGGCGGCTGCCGCTGCCGCCCCGCTTTCGGCCGCAACGGTCCCTGCTGTGGCTGCGCCTGCTGCACCTATACCCATGATGAATTCCTCCCATTTAGTTTAATCTCACCTAATCTACAGAGCCTTATCAGTTCGCGTTTACATAAATTCTTAAAATCATCAATCTGCGGCTTGTTGTATATCCGGTACCAAAGCAAACTCTTGAAATCTATTTGGATATTTTTATCCTTCATGTTTTCCCACCATGTCTTGTCGAACGGTTGCGATAAACAAAATTCGAATACCTGCTGACAAAATTCTTCTTTGTCCAAATCATGAAAGTTAATAACCATAACATTATTATCTTTAGCTATTCTCTTTAGCGCACGGTCACCCTTAATCAATATCTTGCGCAACTTATCCGAATCGAATGTGAATTCTCCATCAAAGTCTATATTAAGAAGACTGGTCATAACCTCCTCAACTGGACGTAAAATAACAACTTCTTTGATATTCGGAACCAACCATTTAAGCAGGCAGCGACCATACGGTGCGCCAGTCTCGCATGTGCCGGTATAGGGTGTTGATAAAAGGTCTTTGACATCTTGCATTGAACGCATAAACATCGCTCTCTCGTGATGACAATTCCAGTCGCCATAAGAAAGAAACATTGATAGCCACGCTGTCCGGCTTCTTGGCAATCCGTAAATAATAAAAGGAGTTGTCACCGTGCCAGCCCTATAAAGTTTTCATAAGTTTAACTCAACCGGTTGTATTTCGCAACCGTTTCCTGCGCTTCGCAGATTTTAAACCACTTGTTGTTAATATCTTGCGCAGCGGACCCCCGGCTAATATTTCGCCAACACGTTTGCGTAGGAGATCGATGTTAACGGACGCATCGTCACACCATAACCGGAGTTCATTGCTTGTCAGGAACGTGATCGCATTGTTTCGGTTGAGCATCGCCGAGGGGGTGCCCCTTGTGTTGGAGATATCCATAAGCGCCTGCGTTATCTTCGCCTGCGCGAGTTGTTTAAGTGGACAGTGTGTGCGGTGAGACGAATGGATGTTCGCAAAACCCTTTGTCTTCGACGTGCCTTTTGATTTAGGGATGGGGTCGAATCCGGCGGCCAATCCAGGTGGGCAATATGTAACTGGATGGCCACCGGTTTCAAGCATCTCTAATCCTTGCCGTATCGTTTTTCAACCTTGGATTTCTTAGCAATCCTGTCGCCAGTCTTGTTCGCCGTGGCAATGGCCTCACCCTCAGGCACTCCGGCGTTTACCATCGCCGTTGCTTGTGCGGCAGCTTTTGACGCTGCCTTACCTTTTAATTTCTTATTATGTTTAGTTGCGAACGATTTTGGGGTCCACGGCATGATTATCTTCCAATTACGTTTTCGCTACTGCGAATATCTGATGCATCGAGTTTGTCTTTCAACTCACTAATCGTACTATCATGCCCTTCAAGTCGTAGTAGTAATGCATTAAGTTGTTGATACATGAGCGCAATGTGTGCTTCAATCTTAAGTAGCCTTTTGTTATTGAACATCACTTCTTCCTCTTCGCTCTAGGTTTCACTGGTTTTTTACTAGCCGGTGGGTATAAATGTACACCGACTGTATCAGCAAGACTGTGCATTGATGATATCATACCGGATATTGCTTTGTCATGATTATTGTTCTCAAGTCCCAGCCTCGCCGCGTATTTCTCCAGCGCTGTCATGCGACTATCGTCACCCATCTTCTCAAGGCGGAGTGCTGCTAGTTTCTGTAACTGCTCCTGGTGCCGTTGCAAAGTGGCACTGGCACCAGCAAGCGCGGCAGTTAAGGTTACACTGCGCTGATACATCTCGTCTAATTCTCTCCCGCGGGCGACGACCACTATCTCTAAGTCTCGTACGTTGATCTCAAGCTCCGTTAATCTGGACTTAAGTGCCTGATGCTTCTTACGCGTGACGAATGGGACCATGACTAATTACCTCCCGCTGTACGAACTACCATACATACTATCAATGATATGCGGCTGTGAGTCTATCTGCCTTTGCTGCGCATCGAGCTGGCGTTGCATGTCGTCACGTTGCTGATTCATCTGTCGCTGCATATCATCTTGCGCCCATTGTGCCCGCATTTCACGGTCTTGTTCAATCGCCTGCGACTGCCCGGCGTCGTTTGAACTGCCATATGGGGTGTAAGTATATTGCGCAAATGTCTGGGTCGAGCTGCACAGAACTATTGCAAAAATCAGGAAACCTTTTATCTTATGTTTAGCCATCATTGTAATCTCCATATTATGATGCTGGTTAGTGGCAATGCAAGGGGTAAAGACCTTTGCGTTGCCATGTATTATGCGTTATCAGTTTCTGTTCAAATAGTCAATAGATAAGCTATCGTAATTCGACTGATGTGTCGAACCCTGGTTCGGGGTAATATCCCGGTTGATGTGGGAAAGTGCCAGAGGGTCATAATGATATGTGTGCGTGTTGCCTTGCCGTGACTCCATACGTTCACGATGATTGCTTGGATTCACAGGGTAAGCAAACGTTAACGCTAACGCGTCTGCCCTATCTGGCGAGCTGAGACCGCGCTTCTTCATATCCGCCTTCTTCTCCAGCAATATGACATCCTTGCCCTCACGGAAGATATATCCGTATTGTGTGCCGGTCAGTTGTTCTGCTAAGTCCGGGTCATCGGGAATGCTACCCCCTTTAAGCCAGTCTCGCATATATCCCCACATCTCCGCCCTCTTATTCGCGTACCTCACATTGCCGCTTTCAGTAACTAAACTCCGATCGGCGCTTGCGCCGAACTGCACCTCGATTACCGGTTGGCGAAGCATCCGTAGCCGGTCGATCACACCGCCGCCGACGCCGCCGCCGTCGACGAAGATCGCGTCGGGCTTAAATGATTGCGCCGCGTCGACAATTCTCGAGGCAAGTTGCATGGTATCGATACCTCGCAAATGTTGCCATGCGATCGAAGAGGCATCTCGCCCTTGTCGACAACAGATGATACTCTCATCATCTCCGAACCTTGCCACATCCACTGCCATGATTCGCGCATCCATCAATGTTGCGCTCGGTTCACGATCACGCGCAGATTCAACGAGATCGGATGGGATGAATTGTAAGTTGCCGCTTCTGGGGAATTCACCGCGGACGCGCACACGAACAAAATCCGAATCTTCGCCGTAATCGTCGACCCATGATTGTAGCTGCTCGGCGTTTGTTCCTTCGACCGTGCGGCTGTCGATTTGTCTTGTGATCCATCGGTGCTTAAATTTACCAAAGCATTCACGAAAACGTCCGGTGTTTTGCGTCGGATTCCCGAAGGCGAGCCAAATTATTTCTGTGTTGGCGTCAGTCATAGCTCCTTCAGCCACTTCCCATACTTTGTCCGATACTGCGGACGACTCATCGAATATGAGCACCAGGCGTTTACCTTGATTATGCAATCCGGCGAATGCTTCAGTATTGTTCTCACTCCATGGTATAGCATCGGCTCGCCATGTGGATTCTCTACCAACTTCGTTACTCATAACCGCCGTAGCGGTCGTGTCAAACCAATGGGCGTTAACGCTGCCGCGTACCCACTTAATCACCTCTGGCCAGGTTTTTGTGCGAAGCTGATTTTCCGTATTCGCTGTGACGACGATTTTCGTATCAACGCAAGTAGAAAGTGCCCAGTCGATGAGCATTGATACGAGCGAACTTTTGCCAATACCATGACCTGATGCTACGGCGATTTTGATAGGTTTATGCCGTGTCGCAGGATCTTTAAGTAAATTGCCAATTGTGTTGGCAATATCTTTTTGCCATACCCGAAGACCGTTGCTGTCTTTAAGTTCACCTTCACCCCATTTATAAGCGATATCGCAAAAAGTTGCAGGATCATATCTAAGTGTAGCAATTAGAGTATTGAGAGCTTCATCGGGCTTTGCTGTTGATCGCGAGACGTGCTTTACCGCGTCGAAGGCTTTTTGCTTTGCATTTCTGTTGTCTGGGAATATTGGCGCGTTCATAGGATTATTTGCCCAATACTATTTGCGTTGCCATGGGCACTTTGCCAAATACTATTTGCATTGCTGTGAGCACTTTGCCCAATACTATTTGTATGTTGCATTGTCACAAAATCTGCGCCGACATCATTTGTTGTCATATGAAAAATATATATTTTTTTTATAAAAATTTCAATACCTCATATTTTGTATAGCTACCCTGTATGTTACTAGGTAGGAGTCCCGTCAACGCAAGGTGCACATGCCAATGCAAAAAGACGGGGGCGGGGTCAATATATCTATCGCCGACAATGCAACATGCAAAGGGCCAAATAACCATTGGTTATATAGCTCCGCGCACATTGCCTTGTCATTATATTGAGCGCCAAAACGGCGCAACGCTAATTGCAGCTCATTATATATGACAACGCAACGCGCAACAGGCAATGATCCCTATTATAATGAGTAGCTAACTTGCAATTATTTACACGTTGCTATATTGCCAGCGATTATTTGCCGCTTGCATTGTCATCGTGTTCTATGGTAATGGGTTCTGGCGTGATGTCTTTAAGTAAACGTTGCTGTATGGCAATTAGCCGCATAGATAATGGCTCGCCGTCTTTGCCGGTGACTTCGACATGTTGCCGGTCGGCATATTTTTTAGACCATTTAGCTAAAAGCTTTAAATCCGTTTCAATTATCAGTTTGTCACGATTAACGTCACCTGTGGAAAACTGCGGATTTCCACGCGCAACTTGCCTTGTCATGTCGGCAATTGCATCGTAGCCGATATCCCTCGCGCGCGCGATGTCTACCGTTATATCATCTGGAATTTTTGTGTTACCGTTACACCAAGCATGAATAGTGCTGGCGCTTGGCATTGAATCATCACGGCAAATTTGCTCGAGCGGCTCACCTTGGCAAAGCCTATCGCAAATAGATTTAACTATCTCAGGTGTATAAGTGGAAGGTCTACCCATTTTGTTAATATATCAATATAATACCCGTTTGGCAATGCAATTGGATTTTGGCAATGCAAACTATGATTTGTTAAAAGATAATTCCCTTACAATTCAATTCCTTATAAAATAAATGCAAAATAATGCGTTTTACTGTAGATTGTCTATTGACAATGGATAGTAGGTAATGTTACTGTCTAATTACTGTAAAGATGCAGTAAACAAATAGAGAGGATAACAACATGCGCACCTTACAAGAAATACTCAAAGACGAAGTATCAGCAAGCCATCCCGTTTATGTTTTAGATACTGATTTTGATTCTATGGATGACATGGAATTACCAGAATTTGAATTAGATGAGTACGACCAATGCGCCGCGTAGCTCTTTGGCTATTGGCTGGCCTTCTAATCGCCTTTGTATGCTGGTTTATGCAATCACCATACGACATTTTGAATTAATCAATAACCGATAGGGATAATTTTATGACAATAATGGTAGTAGAAAAGAAAAACCATAATGCTGTTCATGCTCATTGCTCAACATTGGAAAGCGCGAATCGGTGGATTGAAACTAATGCCGTGGGATATTGCGCCAAGGGTTATTTCATGGATAAGACACTTACACCTGATAGTTTTGAAGTAAAAACCTCTTAAAAACCCCATTACAATCAATTTAAACCCATAACTATAAAGGAATATGATAATGACCAACACAGCGAAAATGGAAGCGCCCATAAACAAAGACTTTTCAAAAGTTGTACGGATTGGAACCAGTAAAACAAGTGGCGGGAGAGGCTATAGCGTTTTCTGCAAAATATCTTTCACTGATGGGAAGATTTCAATATCAGGCGTTGAGGGGCCGCTTGCATCTGGCAATTGCTTAGGCGGCTGCGGTCAGATTGATATGCACGACTGGAATTTAACAAGCTATGCCACTGGCTGGAATCGCGCCAAGGTCACGGAGTTTCGCCGTATATGGAGAGAATGGCATTTAAACGATTGCACCGCTGGAAGCCCCAAACAAGAGCAATGGCTAGCGCAAGTAGGCGTTAAAAAATATGATGATGCTTTAAAATGCCTAACCGTTGTTGGTCTAGAGCCTGACGCCTCCTATTTGCATAATGGGAAGCCATATAGCTATGGTTCGGCATGGTTGCGCCGTGAAGTGCCACAACAGGCTATCGACTTTCTTATGGCGCTGCCTGATGCAGACAAAAAACCAGCTTGGGTCTAATCAGTTTAACCAACCACGAACCCGGAAAAGAAAGGAACTCTGACAATGCAAAAACTTTATGTTTATAGCGTTTATCATCATGGAAAAAATATTGATATTCCAGAACTGAGTTTTAAAGCACCGAACGAGTTAAACGCTAGTTATGACGATGACTTACAACCATACAACCTAATTGGAATAATCGAGGTGCGAGATGAAAAAACTAAATAGCCCATTCCTAACCCTTACAGCGCTAATAGCGTTTCTTTGGCTAGGCTACTACTCATTGCATCATCAACACGGCTACACGGCCTCACAGCGTGGCGCTATGGATAGGTTAGTGGCACAAACAGCCCACAATAAAATGACAAGGCAAGAACAAGTGGAAGCAATCAATTATCTATGGGGAAAACCATGAAAAACGACTACGGTGATAAGCTAATGGTTACGTTGACGGCCATTATACTTGTACTAACCACGATGTTTTTCTCATGGCTGGGGTTATGACAACGCAAGGTACGAAGTCAATACGCCCCTTATCATTCCCGAAACTATCACCCTATAAAATGGGCCATAGTGACGGATTCATGCAAAGGCCATATAATTGCCCTTGGGAAGCGTTTGGCTATGCTCAGCTAGGTAATGCTAGGAAATACCTTTCAGGATACTTGGCGGGCAAATTAATGGGCAAGAAATACGAAATCAACGCCGAATGGATAAAGGAACTCAATTCATGACAACACAAGGTGAAAAACAAAGTACCCAGATTTTAACGGAAGGTAAATTTAAAATACTGACTTTCCGCAAGGAATGGCCATTTAACCGCATGTGGCCGGTGGATGACGTATCAAAGGCTTGGTGCAAGATCGCCAAGCGCCAGACTTTAAAGCAATCGGAATTAGCGGAATTATACGCCGTAGGGTTTGATATTGAACTTGAAACAACTGAAAAGGAATAATGGGTTATGAAAACTTGCAAAAACTGTCCACATTGCGGTGGTGAATTGTCCACCGTCAAGCGGAGCGCCAAAATAACTACAAAGCAACCGATAAAAATCATTGACGGTAAAACCTATTACGGAAAAATGGTTAACTATTCAACTGGCAAGGCAATGAGCTATATGTCCTTTCCCGATGACGGGAAACCGCGGAAACCGCGGAAACGTTCCGCTATATCGAAATCACCTAGAATAAACTCTGAACATTTGAAAGGCGAAGTAATGATAATGCCAAATTCACAAGGTTAACCATACTTGCAAGTTTTCACATATACAACTACCGTGGTGTGGCGGTAGCCTGAACTTGTAATTTTTTACTGCTGCTACCGCCTACCACTGCTACCACCAAAAACCCTATTGTTACTATACTATAGAATATACAGAGCATCTTATTAACATATATTAACTATTACACTCTATACTTATATTTAAAATAGACTTTTAAAGAATAAGGTGGTAAGCAGTGGTAGCAGCGCAGAAAACCTATGCTCTCAGCGGCAGCGTGGGGTGGTAGCAGGTGGTAAGCAGGTGGTAGCACCCTTCACCCAAACCTTACTATTGACCCCATCAATACGTCTAACTAATTTTTTATACCCTAATTTAGTCATTATTTTAGCAACGCGCATCATATCAAAAGTTTTGAGATTTCTTTTCTCCAAACCGAGAGCATCGCACATAATTGTCGGAACTTGTAAAAATTCACACATAGCGGGGCAACTTTCGTCACCTTCCTTTTTGTTTAACCACTCCACTATATGGTCTTCCCATACGTCAACCAACATAAAATTTTCCCGTATAGCGTGTGCCAAGTCATTTGCCTTTTCATAAAACCCCTGCACCGACCGGGAGGCTTTCTCGAACATGACCTTACCTTCCGCCCATAATTGATCGCGATCTCTTACTATCGCCAACGGGTCGCCTTTTGGAGTAAGAACCGGGAACCACCTACGATTTCCTGTTTCATCACCGAATATTTCTATTTTATTATGCGTTCCTATGAACAACAAGCGGCGAGGATATATAGTAGTGAACTCCATATACTTAGGTGTCCACTCTTCGTATTGACGACTGATAAACGCCTTCGTACTTTCTGAATCACGACCTTGAAACCCGCGCATTTCTGCAAACTCGGCGACAAGTTTGCCGCGCATCTTACGGGCAAGGTTGTCTTCATCATCATCGAGTCTTACTTCGGCATGCATAGTTAGCTTTGGTGCTATGGACGCGACGGAGAAGCTCTTACCGCAATACTGGTCTCCAACAAAGATAGGCGCGGCGTCAGCCTTACAGCCAGGTTCAAGGACTCTACCGGCCAATGCCACCCACATATATTCAGAAACGGAAGCGTGGTACGCGTTGTCTTCGGCCCCCATATAATCTCGAAGAAACCCATTAACTCTGGAAATACCATCCCACGACGGCAATGCATTGAGCCACTCGATAGCGGAGTCAAACCTATTAACGCCTGCAACAAGCCTTATCACTTCTTTAAGTGAAGCACTGTTAATAGGCATAAATCCTGTACGTTCGAGCTCGATGCGTATGCGCATATAATCTGTGTCTTTAAGAGGTATCCACCCGGCGGCTTCTTGCCCAATGCGTTGCCAAACGATCTCGTCACGGAAAGTATCATATTTGATATATTGGCCGCATGCTTTGGGTAAGCTAAGTACAGATTTTAGGTTGCTCACTGTTGCAAGGCAAAGTCCCGTTTCCTCGTTCCGGGAGAGCGGCGTTTCTAAGCCTTCCTCACCCTCAACGTAGGGTACAACGTCAAACCCTCCACCTTCTTCCTCAAGGCCGAGTGCTACTCGGAATTCCTCATCCGCCCTACCGGCGCAATGGGCGTGGAGACACTTAAAATGCCCTTGCTCGTAGCCCCGGCCCCCCGCCGGGAAGTACGCCGTACCGGTCAGACTGTCCTGCGCCCCTGCGTCGGTGTGTTCTGACTTCCATGGGCACTCTATATATACTTGCCCTTCGCGGCCTCGTTTACCAATGTTGATACCTAGAACTTCAAGACTATCGGCCGTGTCGTCGTTGGCTGGCACCGCAATGGCCGCCAAACTATTACGGCTACCTAACTCCACAACATCACCGGTGCTGAATCTTTCCACAATGCTTTGCCAAAGGGCTTCGAACCCCTCGGCCGTCATCACCGGGAAGGTTTCTGGCAGTGCAATGTCTTCGTACAAGGGGGCGACACAATTAATACCCACACACCGGCGCCAGATGTAACGTGTACCCGACGGATGTGTGCCCAGTGCGATGAATTGCTGCCCGGTGCCTAGGAATTCGATACGCTCCTCACCTATCGGCAATACACGCTTTGTGTAATCAGAACTACCACCATCACTATCACCGTAGTCGGAAACAACGAAAGGAACCAAGAACTTAGAACTATTCTTGCGCTTACGAACAACGGCCGAGGGGATTGTTTCGAGAATTGCCAATTCAATAGCCGCGGATACAGCCGCGTCGGTCACATCAATGTCCAAGGCGCGCACCCGCCGGGTCTGGATGCAAATCCCGTAGTCTCTCACTTTAGACCATTTATCGATTTCAAAGGGCTTCGTTTCTTTGGAAGTCCAGTCAAGAATACCGACCGCGTCGCCACTCTTGTTGTAGATCGAAGGGACTTTCCCTAGAGCTTTTATCGTCGACCTGGCCGACACCACGGCGCTGGGGTTAGACACCACCGGCAGTAAATCCTGACCAAGGCCAAGTATAATGTCGAAGTGAGTCCAATCGTCAGGGGAAGCGCCCCATGCCTTGTTTTCGGTCATTGTGTAGTCCCCCCTGTCAATTCGAAATGTCGAATTGAGATTTAAGAATCTTTTTTACATTTTTTATAATAAGGACAATCAGCACATACCTTGCACACGTCACCGCGTGTGAGTACGGGTAATGCAACGTCCATTTTCCTTGAGGCTTTCTCTAACGCAGCGGCGAATTTACTCCCGGCGTCACGATCGCCAGAGAGCATTTGATATAAATACATGTAATTCCCCCCGGCGAGCTTCGCAAGGCGCTGCTTCTGCGCTCTGGTGCTCTGTTTCATCCATTGCTTGAATTGTCGCATAAAACCTATTGCTTTTTTATAAGGTAGGGTGAGCCGAACACCCAGAAAAGCACTATTATGAGATTAATTGCAAGTGATATTTTAGCATATGCTTAAAATAATTTTATTGACACAAGCAAAAACCTCCTATAGTAATTGATGTGGGCGTAGGACTACGACTTTAATTTACATACTGTTAAATGGAGAGGATGATTATTATGAAATACAAACTTACAATTGAATCAGATTCACTCGAAGAAATATTTGCATCGGTAAGTAATCTAAACAAACCATCGTTAGTAACAATGCAAGGGGGAACATCCCTGTCAGAAGAAACCGAACTGAAGAAAGAACGCAAAGCGCGTGGGCCTAATAAACTCAAGAGTGAAGTTGTTGTTCCGATAACTGAGCAAGTCGTCTTGGCTGATCCTACACCTGCTGCAGTTGCAGTTGCATTGTCAGAAGCGACCACCACACCGTATGAAGTGGTTAAGAAAGCTACGCTGGATTTAATCAAGGCAAAGGGTAAGCAGACGGTTCTCGATATTCTGGCAAAATTTGACATTAAGGCAGCAACGGAGCTAAAGCCCTCTGATTATGACGCGTACCTGACGCAAGTGACTATTGCCCAAGGCAAAGCGTAGTTGCAACGTGCGTCGCTTTGCAAAGGTAATGCTTGATGTGCCGAAGGACAGGGCGTTCGATGACGCCGAGCTGGCAGCGTATCTAAAGACAGCGATTGAAGCTCTAGGTGGCAGGTTCGCGCCGGATGATCCGCTATGCGGTACGGTACGGGTGAAGAATGTGAAAATTGGGGGGATTGTTTATGAGTGAAGCACAACATGCGTTACTATCGGCGTCAAGCTCAGAACGCTGGATGTCATGCCCAGGGTCCGTCTCCCTGTGTAAGGGTTTGCCGGACAAGTCGTCTAAGTATGCGGATCATGGGACAGCTTGTCATGAACTTGCTGCGAAGTTTTTAGGTCCAAATTTTTTATATTCGCGTAATCATTATAAGGCCGAAAACGGTGTAGAGTTAGATTACGATGACATATCATACGTCGTGGCGTATGCTGATCAGGTCAAAGACTACACCGGCGCAGGGACTCTGCTCGTGGAGCAGCAGGTAGATTACTCCGAGGCAATTGGCGTTCCCGATAGCTTTGGGACCAGTGACGCGATCATTATCAGCGAAGACGGCGAAGAATTGATTATCCTAGACCTAAAAATGGGTAAAGGAATTTCCGTCGATGCTGACGAGAATCCGCAACTCATGTTGTACGCTGTTGGCGCATTGAATGAATATGGTCTGGTATATGACATCAAACGTGTTCGGCTGGTGATATCGCAGCCAAGGCTCAATCACCTGAGCGAGTGGAGTTGCACTGTTGAGGATTTGATGGAGTTTGCTGACAAAGCAAAGCGTTCGGCGCAAATTGCTTATGGTATATACAAGGACGGTCTCAAAAAGACTGATGATATGTATTTCTCCCCTTCTGAGAAGGCGTGTCGCTTCTGCAAAGCCAAGTCGATTTGCCCTGCGCTTAACAATTTTGTGCAACAGGAAATTGAATCAGGCTTTGAGAATATCGCCGATGAACTTCCTGTGAGCACGGTAATAGACACATTGGCGCAGAAGATGAAAGCCATTCCGCTTATCGAGGCATGGTGCAAAAGTATCCGTGGGGCGGTTGAAGCTGAATTACTTCAAGGCAAATCGGTAGACGGCTTTAAGTTAGTGCGCGGCAAAGCGGGTAATCGCAAGTGGACGGATGAGAAAGCCGCCGAGGAAACGCTAAAGTCGTTCCGGCTGAAGCAAGAGGAAATGTACACTTTCGACTTGATATCCCCCACGGCGGCCGAGAAGCTTCTTAAAGATAATCCTCGTAGGTGGGTGAAGGTTGAGGAATTGATAACTAGGGGCGACGGAAAAATATCCGTTGCTTCGGTTGACGACAAGAGACCAGCGCTTGACGTTACTGATGTTGAAGCTGGGTTTGATGTTATTAACAATGAAGAAGGAGAACTATAATGCTAGTCAAATTAAAAAACGTCCGCTTGGCGTTCCCACAACTCTTCGAAGCCAAAGCTTTCAACGGCGAGGGTGAACCTGCTTACACGGCCGCGTTCATCTTTAGCAAGGACGATGCTGCATACAAAGATGTGGAGGCTGCTATCGAAGCCGTCGCGAAAGAGAAGTGGGGCGCAAAGGCGGCTCAGGAACTCAAAGCACTAAAGGCAGCTGATAAGACCCCGCTGCATGACGGTGACACAAAGGCCGATTACGATGGGTATGCTGGTAATTTCTTTGTCTCTTCTCGTGGCAAAACAAGGCCGCTGATCATCGATCGTGACAAGACACCGCTTACGGCGGCTGATGGCAAGCCCTACGCCGGTTGCTTTGTGAACGCAAACATAGAAATTTGGCCGATGGCTAACGCATTTGGCAAGCGTATTTGTGCGACTCTCAAAGGCGTACAGTTTTATGCCGATGGCGAAGCGTTCAGCGGCTCGGCTCCGGCGACACCTGACGATTTCGAATCGGATGACTCGGACGGCGAATCGTTGGTGTAAATGAAAAAGCCCGTAGTTATATGCGATATTGAAGTCTACCGGGATTACCTCCTCGTAGCCTTTCGCAATGTGACTACGGGCAACGTCCGAAACTTCGAGATGTTTGAAGGGCAGAAGCTAGACGTTGATACTGTCCGAAAGATTCTAAGTAAGTGCACTGTCATAACGTTTAACGGCATTAATTTCGATATGCCAGTGCTGTTCTGTGCGCTTACGCACCAAGACAACGCAAAGTGCAAAGCGGTTTGCGACTATATTATCGCGGGTGGATATAAGTATTGGCAAGCTGAACAGAAATTTAATTTTAAAATATCTGATAAGATTGATCATATAGACATCATCGAAATTGCTCCAGGCAAAGCGAGTCTTAAAGCATATGGCGGTCGTCTGCACACCAAGACAATGGCTGATTTGCCGATTGACCCTAGTGATTCGATTTCGCCCGATCAACGCGAAGAACTGCGGCTATATTGCGGAAACGATCTTAGGGTAACGGAGGAGCTATATAAGTTCCTATTGCCGCAGATTGCGTTGCGCGAAGAGATGAGCAAGACCTATGGCATTGACCTACGGAGCAAGAGCGATGCGCAGATTGCAGAGCATGTGCTGAAGCACGAGGTCGAGCGTATCACAAAGAATAAGATTGAAAAGCCGGTGGTGAAGTGCCATTCGTTTCGGTATCATAAACCTGATTTTATTAAGTTCGAAACGCCGTTGTTGCAGAATGTGCTCAAGACGGTACTTGAGGCGGATTTTTACGTTGTAGACTCGGGGAAAGTGATGCTCCCTAAGGAAATTGCTGACTTGGATATTTGCATTGGGCAATCGACCTATCGTTTGGGCATTGGCGGATTGCACAGTACCGAGGAGGCGAAATACCATACGGCAAACGACACCCTGATCTTACGGGATTTTGATGTCGCGTCTTACTACCCTGCGATTATTTTACAGCAAGGTTTATACCCTCTCGCAATGGGCAAGACATTTATAAAAGTTTATAAAGATATTGTGGATAAGCGTCTGGCGGCAAAAGCATCCGGCGATAAAGTTACGGCAGACAGTCTGAAGATCACGATCAACGGTGGTTTTGGAAAGTTTGGCAGCAAGTATTCGATTTTATATTCTCCGAATCTTCTTATCCAGACGACAATGACGGGTCAGTTGGCGCTCCTTATGCTTATCGAATCCGTTGAAAAACACACTGGCGGTAGCGTTGTCAGCGCAAATACAGACGGCATTGCTGTTTTACATCCCGACATCAGAACTGTGGATGTTGATGTCGAGATAGGGAGATGGGAAGAAACCAGCGGCTTTGAGATAGAAGAGACAAAGTACCGCGCCCTCCACAGCCGCGACGTCAACAACTACATAGCCCTCAAGTCACCGTCCGGGTACAAACTCAAGGGAGCATATACTCCCCCTGGACTACAGAAGAACCCTACCAACGAAATTTGCACCGAGGCAGTGGTGAAGTGCCTGGATAAGCAGATACCGATCGAAGATACGATCAACGGATGTAAAGATATTCGAAAATTCGTTACCGTACGCAAAGTCACTGGCGGCGCGGTGAAGGATGGCGAATACTTAGGTAAGGTGATTCGATGGTACTACGGGCGTTTGGCTTTCGGTGATATAAAATATAAAATAAACAACCATACGGTCCCGAGATCCGAAGGTGCCGAGCCACTGATGACATTGTCTGATGAATTTCCCTGTGATGTTAATTTGGATTGGTACATTGACGAAGCGTATAAAATTCTAAGTGAGGTGGGATATGCTGGAGAGGGGAATCGAGTCGTATTTCAAGAAGAAAGTAAAAGCACTGGGCGGAAGCGTAAGAAAGCTTAAGTGGATCGGGCGAAGAGGGGCTCCTGACAGGTTGGCGCTCCTCCCAGGTTCACATATACTGGTTGAGTTGAAACGCCCAGGAAAAGAAGCTGAGGACCATCAGGCGCGGGAACATGAACGGCTTCGCGCCGCGGGGTTTGAGGTTTATGTCTGGGATACAAAAGAGAAAATTGATGAGGGGTTGAAATGAGTACCGATAACATTTTGAACGAAAGGGAAAAGACGCATGGGGATTTTCCAACACAAGCGATAACTGCACAGGCTCTGAAGTATATAATGGCTGAGATGCCTAATTGGGAAGATATGCCATCTTATATGCGAGAATCTTTAGATTTAATCGCTACTAAGATTAGCCGCATGGGGCACGGCGACTGGAAGCATATTGATTCGCCTAAAGACGGGTCTGGTTACTTTGAACTTATTGTGAGGGAACTCGAAAAGTGACTCAACCCTTCACTCCTCGACCTTTTCAAAGAATTGTCAGCGACCATATGGTGGCTACCCCCCGTTGCGGTGTATGGATACCTGTAGGCGGAGGCAAGTGCAGTGCGACTTTCATGGCCATGGACGATTTGTCTTTGGTTGAAGACATTTACCCGATATTAATTATAGCGCCAAAACGTGTGGCACGTGATACATGGCCGAGCGAGACTAAAAAATGGGCTGAATTCAACCATATCACAATTTCCGCAATCATCGGGACGCCCAAAGAACGCCAAACGGCATTGAAACGTAAGGTAATGGTCTACACCACCAATAACGAAAACATTGAATGGTTGATAGCGTATCACGGTGACAAATGGCCATACAAAGTGATTGTGTTTGATGAATCCAGTCGCCTGCGCGGATATCGTACGCGTCAAGGCACGAAGCGAGCACAAGCGCTCATGAGTGTAGCATTTAAGAATAATTGCCGTTTTATTGAACTTACGGGGACTCCGAATCCCAATGGACTTATTAATCTCTGGGGGCAACTTGCTTTTTTAGACAAAGGGGAACGTTTGGGCAAGAGTTTTGCTTCATTTGAACAACGGTGGTTCCGCCGAGGGTTTGATGGTTTCAGTCTTGATGCACTCCCACACGCTCAGAAAGAGATAGAAAGCAAAATAAAAGACCTCTGCATATCCATTGATCTCAAGGATTATATGGATATCAAAAAGCCAGTTGAGAGTAATATCGAGGTGAATCTTCCCGAAGGGGCGAGAAAATTGTATAAAGACATGGAGAAGCAATTTTTCATGGAATTAGATGGTCACCCCATCGAAGCCTTCAACGCGGCGGCTAAGTCTGGAAAATTATCTCAAATTTGCAATGGCGCCGCGTATGTGAACATAGACAGCCGGGAATGGAAAGAGATTCACACAGCTAAGATCGAAGCTTTGGAGAGCTTAATCGAAGAAAGTAACGGAATGCCGATTATGGTTTCGTACAATTTCGTAAGTGATCGCGAGCGCCTGCTTAAGCATTTCGGAAAAGACGCGGTCGACTTAGCAACGGAAAAGGGATTCAAAGATTTCCTTACGGGTAAATTCTCTATAGGGATAGCACATCCTGCCAGTATGGCACACGGTGTAGACGGGCTTCAATACGTGACCAACATTATTGCGCATTTCGGAATTGGATGGGATTTGGAATTATATGACCAAATCAATGGTCGCGTTGGCCCAACACGACAACTTCAAGCAGGATTTGACAGACCGGCTTTTGTTTACCACATCATCGCAAAAAACACAATCGACGAACTTGTTTTAGAGCGCCTCACTTCTAAACGCAAAGTTCAGGATATTTTACTCGAAGCTCTCAAAGCAAGAAAAGTCAATTGACAACTCAGTAAATATACTGTAAATTGACAGTGTGATAACTTTACAGAAAGAAGACCCAATGCAAAAACGTATCCGAATTAATTTTGAGATTGATGATGAGGAATTGTTTCAAGCCCTTAAAGAACACGCTAAAGATGAAGGTAGAACTTTGAAATATATAATCAAAGAAGCTTTCAGAAAATATCTGAAAATAAAAGGTTGACACAATCTTTTATTACTGTATTATCCCTGTAAGTAAACAGTAACTATAGGAAGTGCTCATGATCCTTAGTATAGAAAGTTACCAAAGCATGAAAGCGCCAAAGGCAAACATTCCAGTATATATAATTCGGCCCAATGCGAGGACAAAGACAAAATGGGATGTACTCAACACAAATACGAAAGAAGTAGTGGCGACATTTCCAAACAACGGCGGAGCGCATTCCTATGCTCAAAGATGCAATCGAGAATTAAAGGGCAATTAGCTGTGTGCAGAGGTAAATTGTTTTCAAGTAAAGCGGGTCAATATATCGTAACCGGATTGCAGGGGCATAGTAAAAATAACGTAGTTGTCTACATATCCACAAACGAAACGGTAGGTACATTCGACACAAGAAAAGAAGCGGAGGATCAGGCTAATATATGGAACAAGGAAAAACTGATAACAGGAAAGAGGCCGATATGAAACTTTATATCAACGTTTATAAATCAGTAAAAACAGGTCATTTAAATACTGAAAGCCATTGCGAATCGTTTGACGATGCAACTGAAAACTTGCGTGAGAATGATCGCAACGAATGGGAATATGTAGGAACCATGCTTCCGGCGATGACTATCATTACGCAGGCTGATATTGATGATTTAGATCGTCGTGTGTCGGAAGAACGTAAAGACAAAGATGGCGTTATTAGAGTGACTAATTTTCTGGCTAGGGGCGTATGATGACAAAAGAAAAATCACAAGCGGAACTTGAAATTGAGGCATTGCAAGATGTTTTCGGAATAGCAACAACTGGATTTGAGGAATATTACAAAACATGCGAGAAAAATTCAAAAGGAACAAACAGCAAGGCAGCATCCTCGGGCAATTACAGCACGGCAGCATCCTCGGGCGAGAACAGCACGGCAGCATCCTCGGGCAATTACAGCACGGCAGCATCCTCGGGCGAGAACAGCACGGCAGCATCCTCGGGATATAACAGCAAGGCAGCATCCTCGGGCGAGAACAGCACGGCAGCATCCTCGGGCAATTACAGCAAGGCAGCATCCTCGGGCAATTACAGCACG